CAGAAGATCTTTATAAAAAAGTTAAGGAAAACGCCGATGATATTGGTCAGCATGAGTCAAGAATTGACTCATTAGAAGTGTACAGCGAAAAAGTTGGCAGCGAACTGGAGCAAGCAAAAGCAAGCCTGCAAAACGCGTCACTTGCTCTTATTAATAACTCACTTGCACAGACAAACACGCGCGTAACTCTTACCGCTCAGTACAAGAAAGGCAGGACAGAGACTAAAGCGGAAATTGACCGTATTGACAACGTTATCGCTGAAGAGAAAAAAGCGACAGCGGAATCACTGGAAACCATCACAGCAGAAATGAATACGATGGATTCCAACCTTAAAGGTCAAATCTCTAACGTGCAACGAGCAGTAGCTGACGAGGCCAGCGCCCGCGCTGAAGCTATTAACGGTGTAAACGCCTCAATAAGCAATCTCGACAAGAAAACTGACGCCAGCGTTAACCGCCTTGATCAAGCTATCGCCGACGAAACAAGCGCACGCACCCAGGCAGTCAGCGACGTTAACGCAAATATCTCAGCGCTTGATAAGAAAACTGACGCCAGCGTTAAACGTTTGGATCAAGCGATTGCAGACGAAACAAGCGCCCGCAGCGAAGCCATCAGTGGAGTAAATGCCTCGGTATCAGCGCTCGACAAGAAAACTGACTCAAGTATAAGCCGTCTTGATAAGGCAATAGCAGACGAGACGAGCGCGAGAACTGAAGCCATTAACGGTGTGAAGGCGTCAATTTCCACACTTGACGGCAAGGTTACAAGTAACGTTAATCGTCTTGATAAGGCGATTGCAGACGAAACGAAGGCACGCACTGACGCTATCAGTAGCGTGAATGCAAGCATTAGCACACTTGAAAGCAACACCGAATCAGAAGTAAGCAGACTTGATCAGGCAATCGCTGACGAGGCCAGCGCTCGCGCACAAGCCATCAGCGGTGTGAATGCTTCGATAGAAAGTCTTGAAAGTAAAACCGATGCGAGCGTTTCCCGTCTTGATAAAGCAATAGCAGATGAAACGCAGGCAAGAAGCGACGCAATAACAGAGGTTAAAGCTGATTTAACAACACTAGAAAGCAACACAAACGCCAGCGTTAAGCGTCTTGATCAGGCAATTGCAGACGAAACAAGCGCCAGAGGACAAGCTATCAGCGAAGTTAGCGCAAGTGTCAGCACGCTTGATAATAAAGTGACAAGCAACGTCACCAGGATGGACAAAGCCATCGCCGACGAAACAAAAGCACGCACAGACGCAATAAGCGGCCTCAGTGCATCGCTTACCAGTACGATTAATTCAAAAGTATCTGAAGTGTCGACAGCGCTCTCTACGCATGAGGAATCAAGCGCGGAAAAATTTAGCCAGATCTCAGCGTCTTTCGAATCAGTAAACTCAAGTATTACAGAATGGTCGCAGGCAATGGCAACGGCTGACGAGGCATTATCAAGCAAAATTGATCAGTTGACAGTAACAGTTAACGGGAACAAAACGGCGATAGAGACGACATCGAAAGCATTAACCGACTTCAAAGGTAATGTTGATGCGTCGTACTCTATCAAGCTGGCGACCGACAACAACGGAATGAAATACGCAACAGGTATGTCGCTTGGCCTCACTGGTGACGGCACTAACTTTCAGTCGCAGTGTATTTTCCTTGTTGACCGTTTCGTGTTAATGACCGCAGCAAACGGCACATATACAACGCCTTTCTATGTCACCAATGGCGCAATGTATGTAAGAGAAGCGTTTATTAAGGACGGAACTATCAACTCCGCCAAAATAGCTGATCAAATACAGTCAGTTAATTACAGCTGGGAAAACGGTACAGGATGGGCGATAAATAAAGCCGGTGACGCAGTATTTAACCAGGTAACCGTAAGGGGTACGGTATACGCTTATGCTGGTGTGTTTAACGGTACTGTTTACGCAACTGGCGGTAAATTTACTGGAGCAGTTGAAGCTACAAGTTTTGTTGGTGACGTAGCAAGTATGTCAGTGATAAACGAGGATGTATTTCCGTCAATGAGGGGAAATGGCAGCAGGCGCGTTTCGAAAACTTATCTTGATTCAAGTTCATCAAGTTTATCAAAAACAGTTTACGTTATGATTCCGTATGATTTGTCATACTATACATATAGTGAATCTTCTCGCATCAATGTAACTATAAATATAAGCGGACACCAAAAAACAATTAATATAGAAAGGCCAGCATCAACCCCAGCAATGTCAACTGTCGCGGTGCACTGTGTATCTGGCCTCACATACCCAACAATTACAGTAGAGGTGACGGAAAACTTTACCAATACATCTAATGCAGCAATAAGAAAACCAGGTTTAATACTTATAACAAGAAGTTCAGGAACATGGATATAAAAAATAACCCCGCTTCGCGCGGGGTTTTCTTTTAGTAGTTAGCTACACAGTTAGAAGGGCTACCGATGCGGCGCATGTTGTGATCGAGTTCGTGACACCATTGACCAGTATAAGGCAGTTTTTCAGTGTCATAGACAAGATGCCCGTTAACATCATAAACAACATCCTGTGGAATTACTCCACTATTCGGCAGGTTATGCAATGCGGCTTCCTTATCAACAGCACAGCCAGTAAGAGCTACAGCCGCAGCAAACAAAACCACTTTGAACATGTTTTTCATTTTTAAAGCCTCATTCTCGTTTGTTCATCCGGTTCATCCGGTGGCTTAAATATCCGACAAAAGCACATTTCGTATATTGACACAAATCAACAAATACATTTTGTGTAAGCAGAAAATGCAACACAGATCACAAAATGGTAGAATTATTCCGTTAATTAACAAAATGGAGTCATTGCGATGATTTACACAACTGGAACAATTGCCATCAACGGCAATGCTGTTACAGGCACGGGAACAAACTTTTCCGCGCCGCTTTCTCTCATTCGTGTAGGCTGCACGCTCATTGCAATCGGCAATCCGGTGCAGATCTTTACCATCACAGAAATTAAAAGCGGTACTGAACTGTCAGTGACGCCAGCAGCTAACCCTGCAATCCCTGCGGGAACAAAATTTAGTATTCTGCTATCTGACTCAATCTCAGTTGATGGTCTTGCTCAGGACGTAGCTGAAACCCTGCGTTACTACCAGGGCAAGGAAACAGAGATCGCCGCCGCTGTCGAGTGGTGGGAAGATTTTGGCGGAGAAGGTCAGTTGGATCAGCTTCTTACCAACATTCGCGCAGAAACAGCCAAATCAACCGCCAATGCTCAAAAAACAGAAACTGACAAAAACGCAGCAGAAGCGTCAAAAACAGCGGCTGCAAAATCCGCCACGGCAGCGAAAACATCAGAAACCAACGCTAAGGCAAGTGAGACAGCAGCAAAGACAAGCGAAACCAACGCCAAAACGTCAGAGAACAGGGCGCAAGAATATCTAAATCAAATGGGAAGGCTTACCAGTCCAATGGTTCAATGTGATTGGCCCGTTACAACTGGTACGACTGACGCTTACGTTAAGATAGCTAAAGTTACCAACCCAGGTAGCAGCTCCTGCCACATGACACTAATGATCACTAATGCCGGTAACTACGGGACAAGTTACGGAAACATTGATTTTGTCGAGATCTCCGCTCGCGGTTTTCCCGATGAACTGAACGCCGATAATGTATCTAAATACTTGAGTATCCGCCGCTTAGGTTCACCAAATCTGGCAACTGATAATCAGATGCGTTATGGGCTTGTTAAGGGCGATAACTTTTTTGAGGTCTGGTGTCGTCAGCGAGCATTTACCGGAAGCGCAAAGGTCGCTGTACTGGCGCAGACTAATCAAAACACGGAATTATACATTCCCGAAGGATTTGTTAAACAAGACAATGCACCATCAGGATTTATTGAAAGCCCGGCAGCAAGGATTTACGACCAGGTAAACAAACCCAGCAAGGCGGATTTGGGCCTTTCTAACGCTATGCTTATAGGCGCTTTTGGTCTTGGCGGTACTGGAATAGGGTTGACTGGTTACATGACTGATCAGGAACTACTACAAGAGCTAAGGGCTAAAGGTGGGTGTTTCTGGAGATCAGGAAAACCAACAGGTAGCACGGCGACCATTTATAGCCACGGTTCTGGTATATTCTCGCGGTGCGCCGATACGTGGTCAGCGATCAATATCGACTACTCAACCGCGAAGGTTAAGGTCTATGCCGGTAACGACAATGGACTTAACAATAACACTTTTGCCGTTAATGAGCTATACGGAACTAAAAACAAGCCGTCGAAATCAGATGTTGGACTTGGCAACGTAACGAACGATGCGCAGGTGAAAAAAATCGGCGATGTTATGTCTGGTGACCTGGCGATCAAAAAAGGGACACCGTCATTCTTTCTGCGGTCAGACAGTGGAACCGCCCATGTATGGTTCCAAAATGCGGATCAGACGGAACGCGGCGTTATTTTTGCGCCTACAAATTCTGAGACGCTTGGTGAAGTTCACATCAGGGCTAAAAACGCAAAAGGTGAAACAAACGGTGATCTTATTGTTCGCCACGACGGGGTGGTTGAGGTTCAGAATCTCACAGCGGCTAAAAAAGCCAAAAGCGTAACCGCAGAATTTGCAAACACAAGCACTAGCTCCGATGATACCACGGTAAATATCAAAGGATCACAGCATACGCCTTTGGTTTTAACGCGCAACAACACAATTAAAAACTTATCCATTGGGTTTAAGGTTGATGATGTTGATCAAAAATACCTGGGTATAGCTGGCGACGGTGATTTGTATTTTGGTAGTTATTCTGACCACACAAAAAACAGCAAAGTGATCACACAAGCAATACTCGATAGCGGGGTAACGGTAGGCGGTAAAACAACCTTTTCTGACCTTGCCACATTCAGTGCTGGTATATATGGGGCCATAGAACCGGAAATAATTAACAGCAAGACTGTAGATCTTAACAACCTTGTCATTAAGTCCTCTGATAAAGGTTCAGTTAAGTATTATCAATGCACATCTTCCGGGGCTGGTAACTCCATTACCAATAAGCCTGACGGCGTAGGCGGTAACTTTTTGCTACGTGTAGAATCTATTCGTAAGGTTACGGATTCAGATTATACAAACTTGCAAACCCTGGTTGGCACAGACACGAAACAAATATACGTTCGCTATTGTGAAAATGGCAATTGGTCCGCATGGAGTCAGGTTGTTGTTTCAGGAAGGAATCAGGATGTAAACGTAAGGTCGTTAACCACTGGTACCCCTGTAAAATCTGGTGGCGGGCAAATTGATGTACTTGGGAGTACGTCAGATTATAGCGCGATGAATTGTACTGTGCGTGGTGTTGATAGCACTGGAACCAATTCGGCGTGGTCGGTAGGTACATCAGAAAGCACAGGAAAAATGTTGTACCTGAAAAACCACAGAAGCAGCGCTCAAGTGCTGTTAAATGGCGATGACGGCGCGGTGCAACTACTAAGCGGTACCGTCAACAGTGCTACAGCACAGGCGCTAACCATCAACAAAGATGAGGTTAACTCAACTGCCGATTTAGTAATTAGAAAACAAACAGGGACTGGCAGTCGTTTTGCTTTACAGAACGCAGGTAATGCAGAACTACCGTTTTCTGTCAGTGTGTGGGGTTCCAGTACTCGACAAAACGTTTTTGAGGTTGCAACGTCTGCTGCGTATCTGTTTTATGCGCAAAGAACGCCAGCAGGCCAGTTGTTTGATGTAAATGGCGCTATTAATTGCACAACGCTGAATCAGTCATCAGACCGCGACCTTAAAGACGATATTCTCGTTATCAGCGACGCGACGAAAGCAATCCGTAAAATGAACGGATACACCTACACGCTCAGGGAAAACGGGATGCCTTATGCTGGCGTTATTGCACAGGAAGTAATGGAGGCGATACCAGAAGCTGTGGGATCGTTTACTCATTACAGTGAAGAGTTGCAGGGACCAACGGTTGACGGCAACGAGCTACGCGAAGAAACGCGTTATCTCAATGTTGACTACGCCGCAGTAACTGGCTTACTTGTCCAGGTTGCACGCGAAACGGATAACCGCGTCACCGAACTGGAAGAGGAAAATGCCAGCTTACGCGCTAACATTGCTGTAATGGATGAGCGTATCGCAAAACTTGAAGCGCTTGTCAGTAAGTTGACCGGAAGCGAAGAATAATGGGTGATGTGCGAAGAACATCGCCGCGCGAAACGAGGCTAACGCCTCGTTTCTTTTTGTGTACCAAATAGTGACCAAAATGATAAATCAAAAACAAAAACATAACATAACACATTGAATACAAATGAATTTTTCATTAAGTTATCCATTCAAAAGATAAGTAGGTAGCGCCATTTCTATCATTTCATATCGTGTCACATCGTCACCGTTTCACGTTGATTTCAAAAGAAATATTTATTCTATCGTGTCATATCGCTCCCCATCGTGTTACTATCCATGCGTAAAATGTGTGTACCAAATAGTGACCAAATTATGCTTACAGATACCAAATTACGAAACATTCACGGCAAGCCATACGACGGCCCGGAAGAAGTACCGGACGCTGGCGGATTGTCTGCCAGGATAAGCCCGCGAGGAGTTATATCTTTCCAGTATCGCTACCGATTCAACGGCAAGCCTCGACGGATGAAGATCGGCACATACGGAGAAATAACACTCAAAGAAGCGCGCGCGGAGGTGGCGGCGCACAAAGAAGTATTAAACTCAGGTCGAGATCCATCGGTAGCAAAAAGAATGCACCTTTCTCGCGTTACGACACGGGCAACGGTTGAGGATATTGTCAGGGAGTACATGGAATCAACGCAGGCAAGGAGCATGGTCAACTATAAGCAGGTTGAAGCGATGTTGAATAAGCACGTCATCAGGCCATACGGTAGCTATATAGTCGATGATATGGACGCTATGATGTGGGAGGGAGTTTTTAGAAAGGTAGCTAATGGTGGTGCGCCAGTTCAGGCGGGAATAGTTCTCAACAGAATGAAAGCGGTAATAAAATACGCCATGCGCCGCCGCCGCGTGGATCGTGACGACATATCGTTACTACGCGTGAAAGACGTTGGTAAAAACCCAGCGCAAGGGAAGCGGGTTTTGTCAATACAAGAGATTCGCCATCTAATCAGCCTTATAGACAGTTCAAAAATGGCGCGTCTAAATCAGATATTGATGAAACTGATTATATTCACCGGATGCAGGACAAGCGAGCTAACAAACGCAAGGCGAGAACATTTCGATCTTGATAACTGCGTGTGGACTGTGCCTGGTGCATTGAGTAAGAACAGAAACGAGTTTAAACGCGGTTTATCCGACGTTAGCGTCGATTTATTGCGTGAGGCTATGGATCTGCATAGCTTTGATTTTGTCTTCGTTCCTGTGCTTTCTGGAAGGGATGAGGCGGTGGACAGAAGCGTACCGAAAACAGCGGCAAGGGATTTAATGATGAGGATGGGCGGCGAGCCGTGGTCGTGTCACGATCTACGCCGCACCGTGAGGACAAACCTTTCAGCGCTTGGCGTTGCGCCTCACGTCGCTGAAAAGGTTTTGGGGCATAAGCTGGCGGGGATGTTGGCTATATACGATCAGTATGACTATGTGAGGGAACAAATAGAGGCGATGAATAAACTGGCTGATTATTACATGAAGCCCATTGATTTACAAAATGAAATAACGTCCTGATAACGGTAAAGAGAGCCGCCGTGCTTTAATGCTGGCATTCCCTTAACAGGTTCAGGGAATGGAGTACCTGAATCCTTCCATTTTTTAACCAGTTTAAAAAAGGCGGACTTACTAAGCCCGCCCAACATTTTTTGCACTTGCTCACGATTAATAAGAATTGCGCCGATCTTATCCATTATCTTTTCCCCGTGTATTCAACGTGTCCGATACATCCATCAATAATAGCTTGCGCCATGTTGCGATAATCGCACGAAAATTCGTTGTCGCGGTTAAAGTTAATCTCTTTCGCCGCATCTTCACCGATAACCTTAGTAGCTAGTGCGAAAGCTATTTCAGCAAGCGCCTTTTCTTTCGGATCTACATGCAGCTTGAAAGCGCATGTTGTCCATGATAGCGGCCTCTCTAAGCATAAATCTTCCTTGCTTTCACATATAGCCCATTTGTCACCAACATATTTAAATTTAACGACATCTAGAACCGTTCCGCTCGTAAGACCTACACAATCAAGCCACACGCCAACTGGAGGCTTTTCGCCTGCCAACCATTCCGTTTTTTCTTGTTGCGTTTCGCAATCATGCCGCTCATCTTCGATTAATTCATCAATGATTTCACTTTCTTTATTCATGCCGTCATCATCCTTATTCGATAAATTAGCGTATTTATCAAATTTCCAGCTTGCAGCCATAACCGAATAAGTGCCGCCAGTGTCAGCGCGAACACCCAATAAATAGTATGATCCAAAATTATATTCTGTGCGGCATGTTGTTACCTCAAACGATGGGTAACACTCAGGGTTAGTGCGATGGCTAATCACGCCAATTGCTTTAAGTTTATTCATTTGCTTATCCTCGATTACGCCACAGTTACATTGTCAACTTTGATAAAATATTCAGGATGATTTTCTATTTCGTTCTTGAAGTGCGCGTGACACAATCGCCACTCCCGCGCCTGGTTGTGAAAATAGTAAACGTATTCGCCATCAATCTTGTATAAAATGCCTGTAGGTTTAGCCATGTAGTAACGAACCATTATTGCCCCCAGCGTTTTATAAATTCCTCGTTTAACTTCGTATCGCCAGACCACTGAACACCATGTTCAGCGCCGAACGAGTAGATCAGTTCGATTAATTCGCTAAATTCTGCTTTACCCATCCGGCTGGTTGACGTTCCCAGCACAACAAATCCTGATTTATCAAGATTAGGGACGACGCCATATTTTTTAAGCCCGGCAGTAAATACCGCTTTCCAGTCTTCAGGTGACAGTTTTTTGCCGTACCAATTAACCTGATCGCTAATGTCGGTTAACAGCGCCCATAAAAGGCTATTTTGACTAAGCGAGCGGGTTTTCTCCTTGATGGTAATAATCAGCGGGCTTTTGCTATCAGGCTGGATTTCACTTATCTGCCTGATAGCGTTTTCTTTTACTGCGTCGTTTACTATTTCAAATCTTATTTGCCTCATGGTTAGATAACGCCTCGTTTATTCTATTTGATGCAATTTCGAAATATTTTTCATCCTTTTCTATGCCGATAAAACGCCGATTAGTATTAATGCACGCAACGCCAGTAGTCCCGCTTCCCATGCAGTTATCAAGAACTAAATCACATTCGTTGGTATATGTTTTAATTAAATATTCCATAAGCGCTACAGGCTTCTGTGTTGGGTGCAGCTTCACCCTATCTCGCGTAAACTCTAGTACCGTAACTGGATAGCGTTCGCCGCCACTCACCGTAGTTACAATACCCGATGGATTGTAGTTAGATGTTTCCCCTCCTTTTTTACATTTATACGGCTTAAATCCCTCCCTCATTTGAGGGTTGTAAGTTGGCGGCTTATCATAGAACACCAACACATTTTCATGATCCTTTAGCGGAGCGCGTTTAGCGTTCAGAAACCCTGTTCCAGCCTCTTTGCGCCAAATCCACTCATATCGAAGCATACCAAGATTGGACGCGCCTAAAACCTTGTCAAACGGCGTCTGGGCAGTCAGCACAATCGCCCCACAGCTTATGCGCTTGTATTCATCCCATAGAGACGGCAAATCAATAACGCTATCCCATTTGTTTCGCGTAGTCCCATACGGCAAATCACACAAAATCAAATTAATACTACAGTCTGGAATAGACTTCATAACCTCCAGGCAATCGCCTAACAATAATGCAATACCTTTACTCATGTTATAGCCTCATAATACACCGTTACTATTTTTCCACTGTGCCCGCGCATACATAATCGCCTGCAAAGAAATTAGCCGCGAGCTTGTCATGAAAGCGCCTTTTAAATATTTCATATCAACCGTGACAGGCTTATCAGGATCGTCGCCGCGCATGTATTCCGCAATCGTGCTCAAATCCTCAACGGTTAAATCTAATTCCTTGTTCATGACTTACCCCTTACACAATCCGCATTGTGTTTCGTAATTCCCCGCGCAGCGCCTGCAAAGCGTAACGAATCGGCACAAAAGCCCGGTTAAATTTTACGTGCCTGTATTTGCGCATTAGTGGAGGCGTATAAACCATCGCGCCGCAAGAATTGCATGGAAATTTAAAGTGAGATTCATCAATGAATGTTTCAACTGAATAAAAAATTACACGTCTCATAATTCCAACCCCGTTTCGCCGTTAAGTTTTTCGATCTCAAACACTGGTTTATCAGGAAGCAGGCCGTTATTTTTACGGTATTCGTTTAATAAGTTACTAAAATTAAATGCGACAACATTTGAATAACCATAAAAACGCGCGTTTCTGAAAAAATATTTACCGTCAAACTTATTAACGGTTAATAGATTCTCACTTCCTAACATCCGTAATATTCTGCCGACCTTTCCTTTGTTTATATTAATATTCAATTCATTCTTAACATCTTCCGCTGAAAAATACCCGCTGCTATTTGAAAACAAAGGGATTATATCCCTTATCGCCATTTCTCTTACTGACTTCAAGCAATATGATAATCTTTTACTATTTAGATCTACTTTTATAATAACGCCATCAGAAACCAAAGCATCCAAAGCGCAAATTATTTCACCTTCAGGTCCAGGAATAGATTTAACTATCGTTCCCTCACCTGAAATAACAGCGTCATTTAAAAAATCAATTATTTGTTGTTGGTATGAAGTTTTCATTTTCAGCCTCGCTTTAAACGCGATAACAGCCACCAGAAAGCGGTAAACTTTCCGGTAAGCCGTTTGCTCATATTGATTAAAAAGATGCGTTATTCTGATTGTTTCGTTGGCTAAATCGGCTTGTACGATGATTCATGGACTGAATGCACGCGGCGGCGGCCTTACCCTGGTCGCATGGTAATATATTGCCGTTGTCATCAAACCGCTGGTAAATAGTACCAGTTTTCCCGTGACGGTTTTTAGATACAATTATTTCCATGTATTCGCGTGCTACAGACTGCTCATCGTAATAACCATCGCGGTAAACCATGATGATCCTGTCAGCGTCTTGCTCAAGGTTCCCTGAATCTCGAAGATCTGAATTATTAGGGCGCTTGTTAGGTCGTTCCTCAACGCGGCGGGATAACTGGGCCAGCGCCAACACTGGTACACGCAATTCTTTCGCCATCATCTTCAACGACCATGACAATTGCCCTACAGCGAGATCGTGACGTTCGGCCTTAGCCAGCTTCATCAACCCGATGTAGTCAATCATTACCATACCCAGGTTGGGGTGTTCCTGTTTCATCCGTTCCGTGGTGGCGCGTATTTCCTCAACCGTTAACTGCGACGCGTCAACGATCCACACATCAAGATTAGCAAGTGCACTCATACCCTGGCCAACATGCGCCCACCCCTCATCATCAAGTTTTACCGGATTGCGCAGGCAGTCAGTTGATAAATTGCCAGCGCCAGCTATAGCGCGCTCAGTCATCTGATCGAGCGACATTTCAAGCGTGAATAACAAAACACCAACCCGCTGATCCTTGCTGCCAGGGTAAGGGCGCTCAGCAGCAGCGCGGGCAATCGCCAGCGCCAACGCAGATTTACCAGACCCAGGGCGTCCGGCGAGAAGTACCAAATCAGTGGCGTTAATACCGCCTAACATTTCGTCGAGCGGTTCTATCCCTGTTTTGATGTTGTCAGAATTGACACCGCATTCCATGCGCTTGCTTAAAACCTCTGTGTATTCCTGTACCGCATCGCGCAACAGAACAGGGATAATCTTGTCTTTCGTTACCTTTAATTTTGAATACCGGGAATCAAAATCTTTCATCGTCTCTTTGACGACCTCAAGCGTACCCGTTTCCAGTTTGTAGCGCATATCGTCGATGAGTTCCAACATCTGACGCCGCTGGTGCTCTTCCCGTAGTAGCTGTGCGTACCCCTTCAGGTTGGCAGCAGAAGGACACGATCGCGCCGTTTGCATTAGCGGTACAAAGTTTTCGTTGCCAATCTCATCGCCAACCAATAACGCATCGATAAGATTCCTGTTTCTGGCTTGCGCCCTGATAATTTCAAACGCACGTTTATACAGCGGAATCGTGAACACTTCAGGATCAAGAGTGGCGAGAACATCTTGCGCGTTAGGAGTTAGGCCGCCTAACAGCAGCCCGCCGATAACTGACGCTTCACGTTCCTGCCGTAGTGAGTTTATTTGCTCAGTTACCATTATGTTATTTCCTCCGGTTTACAAAATGGAATATTCAGGGTAATAAACAAAGCGCCCTATCTCACCATGATCCGGGCTGTAAATAATAACCGCCGCCAGGCGACGCGACCGCCATCCGCCATTAGTAGAATAAGCATCCTTACCGGCTAACGTGCCGTGATACTCAACAACGCCCAACGATGATTCAATCATCCGTTGATGATGCCAGTGCCCGCAGTGGGCGTAAACCGCCGCAGACTTCCCGAAATCATCGCGCCAGTCAGACACGCAAGCAGCCAATAAATTTTCCGGTTTTTTGATAGTGTGCCCGTGGTGGTAAGCAAGGAATGTTTTTCCGTACTGTGTGTGGTGGACGATGGCAGGGGACACATCAACCGTCACGCGCGGTTCATCTTCGTAAAAAGCCGCCAGCGACGCACGTAGCCATATCATTCCTGACTGGTCGTGATTGCCGGATAACACCTGTATTTCAACATCCTTATGATTTAATAACATCTTCCCTACCGCCCGCCGGACCGACCGGATCGCTACATAAACAAGTTTTGCGTAGCGTGAATCGCAATCAAGTACGTGATTGCTTGATGGCGTAACTGGCAACAGACCGTCTGTGTGAAGAATATCCCCACCGAGAAGCAATACAGCTTTTTCAGACATCGGCGCAGCGCCTACAGCGTAGTCAAAGAAGTCATTCAACACGCGCTCAGCAATCCCAGTGTCGTAGCTCTCGCCGCATTCAGCTTTATGAGCAAGCGCCCCGATATGCAGATCAAATACCGGATAAAGGGCAAGGCTTTTTTGAAAATCAATTTCAGGCACTGGCACGGCCTCCGCGCGTGGTATTTCTTCCGTGAATGCGTCGCGGGCAGCTTCCATTACCTTTTCCATTTCATCGCGGTCACGGGCTGTTTTAATCCAGCGCATGACTGTCTTCCCGTCTTTATCGACAAGAACAGATTCACCAGTAACGCCAAAACCCGGTGCGCGGCGCGTTGATAACAAACCGCGTTTCGCCAGCTTTGCGCCCAGACGCTCGACGTTGCGTTTTGACATGCAATATTTTTCAGCGATCTGTTTATACGTAAGACCGTTGTTATATTCAGCGATCAATTGCTCATCGCTGATTTTTCTTTGCGACATAATGTTAATTCCTCCAGTTAACAAAATGTATACCTACTTACACGCAAAAAGTTCAGATACCCAAAGCTGCCCCTTAGCGGTAAATAGTGATTGGACGTAACCTTCAGCCGAACATTTTACCACTCCATAGCCTTTTTCTACGAACCACTGTTTGAACATACGCCCACCGCGCTTAATTCGCGTATCGTACACGTCAACCTGTTCAAGTTTTTTGTTGAGTTGCGTAGCAGTCATACCCAAAGGCTTAGCGACCTGTGTAGCGTTGCGATGCTGTTCGTTTTTTGCAATAGCATTATAAACAGCCGCTTTCGGTGCTAATTCCTTATTTTCCAGCGCCAGACGATCAACTTCTTTCTGTGCTAATAGTTTTTGCTCTACCTCATCCGCCCATGCGCGAGCAGCCGCAACCGGATCAGTGAAGTCCGGCAAAGCTGGTTTAAAACCGTAATGTCCATTTTCACGCAAAGCAGGGAGAACTTCTTCACACACCCAATCCTGGAAGCGCTCAGCAAATTCTATTTTTGATCGCATCACAAGGCGGTACATATCTGATTCATGAATTAGCGTTACGCCTTGCGGTTTAGGGTCAAAACCCAAACACTGCATTTCACCGTATTTGATTTTAATCAATGACTTACAATGTTGTTTTAGAGCGTCCGCAGGTCTGATATACCCCAAAGCCCGCGCCACATCCATTGCAACAAAAGCAGGTTTACCATCATAAATTACAGCAGTGATTTTATTGTCATCAAAATTAAAACACATCAACTCAGACATTGTAATTTCCCCGCAAAACGCTCTACAACGCAAAAATCCCACCGCGTAACACGTTCGCACATGTTGCAGTGTATTATTGCGCCAGAGGCGCTATCAGGTGGCTAATTTTTGATTTACAGACCGGTAGGTAGGTTATGGATTGACTAGAAGGAACAAACCGCCGAATAAGGCGACGTTAACAGCGATTGCCGCAGCGATGGCAAAAGCCATGGCGAAAACGTGTTTACCGTCCATTTTAAAATTCTCTCTGTAACGCTCTATAACGAGCTAATCGCAAAAAGGTAAGCAAGTATAGCACCACATGCGATTTATCTCGCTGGCGAGCTTGTTTTGCTGGTTATTTTGGGTTTTTGTGGATCGTGGTTAGTCAAAGAGCGCCAGCGCGTGTATCGCGTAGCGTTTTTGGTTTAAGCAGGAAATCAAGTGTCGCAGTGAAGCCATCGCCGAAGTAAAAATCTGAAGCCTTGTTTTTGAATGCTTCGAAGTAGGCGATAAAGCCGTTAATGCTTTTGTCTTTCAGGTAGTCAGTGAACGCATAGATCTTGCGTTCAAGATCCCGATCAAGTTCAGCAGGTGGCAACAGGCCGTCAAACGTGATGTTAAACTCTTCCACCACATCGGCAGCGTTTACAGTAGCTGATAGCTTGCGCCATTGTTCAGCGTCAGCCAGATACCCATCGAATTTAGTTACCCGGCAAATGTTAACAGGCTTAGGTGTTCCGCCACGGCTACGCCATTGCGTTAAAGCCCACTCAATCACTAATGTGATCTCATCCTCCGTATATGCTTTACGTGTTTTTGTTTCTGTCAGTAGTTCGATGAACGGTTTAGCATCACGACATTTACATCCTGCCTTGTCGTTGTAGAATGCCAGGCAACGCAATGCCGCTTCGTTTACGCCATCCTGATTGAACATTTTTTGTTCATTTTCGACAATACACGAAGTGTATATATCTTTTTCTCTTTCTTTTTCTATTTCTAATTCTAATTCATGACCCTTTCCTGACCCGGTCATGACCCTATCATGACCTTTTTGTGTTGGATTGATTAACTTTTCTAATTTTAATTGCTCCTTCGCTGTGTTTATGGCGGCCCTGTAAGCGCTTTTAGAAGTCATTGATTGGTCCAGCCTTTTCAATAACTTTAAACAAGTTATGTGGCCTTGAGAACATTCAAACAAACCAATTTCGATGAAGTATTTCATCATTTCTTCTATACGTTTTTCAGTAGATCCGACGTTTCGCGCAATTATTCTTGCGTCATGTCGTAGGTCAAAAGTTAGATTGTGCTGATCTACGTCATAAGTTATTAGTTCTAGGCAATACCAATAAAGCCCGTATCCTTCCAGTCCATAATCTAATAAAACGTTTTGAAGTTTTTCATCGCGGTTCGCATCGCTATCATGCTTAAACCACTTCATAGATCATTCCTCCGGCAATGCAATGTCATAAATGTCGCCGTATTCGTCAGCGCGTTTAATGAATCCTTTGCGGATCAATGAATTTAATGCGTCAACAGTAGTATGCAGTGGTAGTTCGCACACTTTTGCGATCTCTTCGCGTGAAGCATGTGCGCGGCCTTTGTTGTCTGCCTTTTCTGCAAACGCAATTAAGACAAGTTTTTGGATCGGGCTGTTAAGTTTTACGTTCCATACTTCATTCATCATGTGCATACTCATCTTGTTTTTCTCCTATGGTTAGAGTGAACGCGCGGGCGGGCATCCCATTAGCATTAGATAGCAGTGACTGACCGCTCAACAGATCCCGCCGTTGCGTGATATTTGTTTTTCGCTTCGCAGCGACACCGGATTTTTAAAGAGCTTAAGGAATTGGCCTTTTGTGCTTTCCTTTATCTTTTTTCTTGCATCATTGCAACTATGGCCTTACCTTGTCTGCAAGTTTACATAATGGCTTTAACAGGTCAAGGCTTGAAAAACACGTTTTGTGACTTGCATCAAACTTTTTTAGGTTATAGGGTAGCGACATGAAAACAAAATGGTATGACTTAGCAAAGCAGCTCATGCGGGCGCAGGGCATGAGTCAGGATTCATTGGCTGATCTCATGGGGATAACCAAAGGTGGCCTTTCGCACTGGCTGAACGGTCGCCGTGAGCCAAATCTTGAAGATATTGCGCGGATCATGCGGGCGCTTGGGCGTCGGCAGTTTACTGTCACACATGACGGGATGGTTATCGATGATTCTGTTTCTAACACGTTACCGGGAGCGCCACCGCGTGATTTAGGCAGTTACCCGGTTGTTGACTGGAAGGATGTAGCAAACAATATGGAAGGCACATGCCGATCAACATTGCCACACATTACTACTAGCGTTATTTGTTCGGATGATAGTTATTGGCTGGTTGCTAAAGGTGAATCAATGAACGCACCGCAGGGGTTAAGCATCCCGGCGGGGACTATGATACTCGTTGACCCGCACGCGCCAGCTATTGACGGAAAACTTGTTATAGCACAACTGGAGGAAGGGCAGATACCTACGTTTAAACAGTTGATTATTGATGGAGGCCGAAAACTTTTGCGTTCACTGAATCCGTTGTATCCGCCGATCCCTATGAATCCAGAGTCAAAAATCATTGGCGTGGTTGTTGATGCGAAGATCGTAAACCTGCCATAAACATTAGCCGCCTGGTGGCGGCTTTTCTTTGTTCGAAAAAACACCAAAACGTAAACAGAAAACGCTATTTATTGTTTAAATATCAATAGTATATAAAATATTTTAAAAAAGTATACAAAATGGATTGACTCGATGTTATACGGGGAGTATATTGCGAGTCAAAGGAGGCAGCAAGGCAGGGAAGGAAGGTTACTTGCTCTTTAATAATCTGGTCAGCCGCTGGAAGTGCGGCAATTAACGAAGATGATTTTTTATTAAGTTTCATCAAGGATATACGGAGATCAGATTATGAGCGTTACAATTATGTATGGAAAATGTGATAGCAAAATGAACGCCAGGGAACGCAGAAGGATAAAAAGAGAAAACGAAAGAAAATCATCACCTGCAATTAATAAAACAGACAATGTGGATAAAGCTATTCGATTTGCAAACGAGGAAAGGTGCAAACCAAATAGCATTAAAGAACGTCGCAAAGGATCAGTAAAATGGTATACGGAAAATGAAAGCGGCAGCTACTACCACGCAACGCAACCACGCCATTTAGGGGAGAAACCCCTGGATAAAGTCCGTTACCATTAATACAAAATGTAAACATTCGGAGGTTACATTATGGTTATCGAGGCGCTTCAATTCAAACTGACAGTAGCGGAAATGCTTCATGATGCCGAAATGTGGAGCGCCGCGAATAAAGCCTTATACATAGTGTTAACAGCGAAGGAGATTAAAGAGTGAAAACAGAGTTACACAAAAAACTGTGGACGATTCAGCAAACGCTGAACGCGCCGAAAAATCAGCGTAATAATTTCGGCGGATACAATTACAGGTCGGCGGAGGATATTTTAGAAGCGGTCAAACCACTGCTTCAAAGTATTACGCTGACTGTAAGCGATGAAATTGTCCTGATCGGCAATCGCTATTATGTGAAAGCCACTGCGACACTAAGCGACGGTGAGGATGAAATAGCGGTAACTGCTTACGCCAGGGAGGAAGAAAGCAAGAAGGGAATGGACGCAAGCCAGTTAACTGGCGCGACATCAAGTTACGCGCGTAAATACGCGTTGAACGGATTGTTCTGTATTGACGATGCGCGTGATCCTGATACTGATGCATACGCCAAGCAGACAGGCCAGCAGCCTCGCCAACAGAAAAACCCACCAAAACAACAACCACAGCAGCAGAAGGCGCCGCCAAATCCTGACGAAGTGTTAGCGCGTTTCTGTGATGCAGCAGCGAAAGCGCCGGACGCTAACAAGTTACGCGAGATCTTCGGCAAGTGCTGGAAGCTATTGCCTAAGGATTCAGAACAACAACAGAAAGCGAAAGACGTTTATGACATTCGCTTGAAAGAGCTTAACGGGGAGATCGGTTAATGAGCGTAAACTCAATCACACTTGGTGGTAACGTTGGCAACGATCTAGAAGTGCGCTACACGCCTAGCGGGAAAGCAATCGGTAGCTTCTCGTTGGCTGTTCAACAGGGCTACGGTGATAACAAACGTGCAATGTGGGTGACGTGCCTGATATTCGGTGAGCGTGCGGAAAAATTAGCGCCACATATCCGTAAGGGGACGAAGCTGGTTGTAAGTGGTCGTCTGGACGTTCGCCAGTACGATCGGAACGATGGCACGAAGGGGACGGCGGTCGAAGTAGCGGTTAATGACTTTGAGTTCATGGCAGGAGGTCAGCAGCAGGGCCAGCAGCAGGGCCAGCGCCAGCCACCGCAACAGAATCAAGGCGGCGGCAATCAACCTCCGATGGACTTCGATGATGATATTCCTTTTTGATTCAATAGGTTAGGTGATGGGTTGTTATTTAAAAGCACCGCCACCGCCGCGAACAAAAGAGCAAGTATTGAAAGAAGCCCGTGATCAAATTGATCGCGGGTTTTTTATTGCTGGTAGTTCGGCTGAACGGATGGCGAAAAGATTTAGTGACCTGTACGCAAAACAAATATGGTTCGACAACTGGCAGGCAAGTTTTTACCCACCGCAAAGAAAACCGGATATGCACTGGCCTGAATATGTCGATCCACGCATGCGCAAATATCGCGGGCGTATGGGCCAGGTTATTAACGATTAATGAGGTATTAAATCATGATCGAAGATAAAGAAGTTGACAATGAAATTCCTGACGGCGCTGATGAACTTATTACTTTCGGTGGCGGGCTGTACGAGTTTGAAACGTCGGCAGGGTGGATCGATAAGTGGCCTTTTCCAACTCGACAGGAATTAAGCGAACGTAAATCATTTGGCGAAGATGCCGAACGGCTGGCTAATAACAAATGGCTTGATAAGTTCATTGCGGAGGGTGGCAAATGAATCTTGCAAAAATTGCCGCATTGCTTGCGGCTTTATCTATCGCCGTGCTGTATCTCAGCGTGTCGCTTTATATCACGGTAGCGATCATTAAACTCATTACTAACATGTGAGGCCAATCATGAAAGTCGGTAAGGATATTGTGACTGTCGCGTTTTGCATTATTTGCTTCCTGTTTGTGGTTGTTTCTTGTGGCGCATTTGCTGCGTTGGTTAGCTTTATTTTTAGAGGGTTGCCGTGATGAAAACATGGGATGCAAAGGCTGGTGATCTTGTTGTGTTGCCTGAATATCGTGATGACCCTGGCCTGGTTGTACTGAATAAGGGGAGCTACGATCAGCGCCCGTTACTGGTTAAATATCTTGACGGAACAATCATAGAGCCGCGTTTCTTTGACAATATTGAACTGAAGGCCCGCAATGTTCGCGTTAAGCCGTTCCGGGCTTATGTTGAAGACCACTGGCGGAAATTGTTCGCCGGACTGAATGGGATGTTTGGCGTATGGCTATAAAATTAGTGAAAGTTAAAGACCTGAAAGGCGGCGAAAAGATCCGCACGTGGTATGGCTATAAATTTATTGTCGCTGCCTTTTCTTTCGGGCCAGGGGGTCAAGTAACATTATTTGATGAAGAAGACGACGAGGTGGGTAAATGGCATCTTGAACAATATGTTGAGGTGTTAAATGAAAATTAAATTACATAAAGCGTATGATAGCCAGACAAACAAGCTATCACTATTTATTGAGTTCGAACGCCGGATCGTGTGTGTACCGTGGGCGCGGCGCTTTAATGATGCAGCAGGGCGGCGGCAGTTCGCGTTAGACATGTTGTTACGCGGTTGCGGCCTTATGCGCCCGCTATCTGATTTAAAACGGATGATGCCTGGATCGTTCGGTCAGATTGATGAGATTGAAATAAGCCAGGAAGAACTAAAACGGGCGCGTGATTTATTCCTTTCAAGTGAAGGAAACCCGTTTAATCAAGAAACTGAAATGAAATGGCATCACCCACTATAAAAGGATGAACATCATGAACGACATCAAAACAGCTTATTCACTTGGCAGCAATGGCATGTTAATCACTCGCTACACTGAAGACGCAAGTTTTCATGAAGTGGAAACGAAGGATTATCACGAAGTATTAAAAGATATGGAAGCTGGCAAGTATGACGCTGATTTGAATCTGGCGTTACAGATTGTTGATATTGTGATGGATGCGTCGATCCGCGATTATGTGTCTTTAAATGCTGAAGAAAAAACGGCTGTAGCTCGTTATGTCTTCTGCCTTACTTTCGTAAAACGAATGGAAGAAGAATTTGGACGAGTACCAGTGCCGGAAGAAATTGACCCGCTGGCGTTCGGAAGTGCTGTTATTTTCCCGTTAGATGAAAATCATATGGGTAGCGTTGCGCTGTATTCTATGCGCGGCGTAATGAAAGAAATATTCGAGGCTAAAGCGTTACAGAAGTGTATTGATGAAGGGCACAAAGAGGAAGACGTAAAGGCGATCATGCCATTGTTTTACGGCGAAATGGTTGGAAATAATATGCGTGCAAATGATTTAGGTATACAGGCGGCTATAGCTGTGCTTAATGATGTACGGAAAAACGTGCAGCCAATGCCTGAACCTGAAAAGCGCGTACTTCATTAACGTTGTGGTTGCGATCGCATAAATATACGTTTTGTGTTGCGATCGCAAATCCGTTTTGTGAACTGAAATCAAAAGGTTTACGGCGCGGAGGAAAACAAGATGGCCCGCGAATTAATGCTTTATTGTGTTGAGGGTGGAGTAGGTCACGATGCCTACATCGCCGGGAAAGGCTATCCAGCCGATGAAGTGCTTTCTAATATGCACTTCCGGGAAAATGAAAGCCGGGTGTCTGTGTGGAAACGGTGTATTGATGGTATTGAAGTTGTAAGTATCGAACGGTATTTAGGCACATTTGATTACGGTGTTATTGAGGCTTAATTATGGACGACACATTGTTTTATATGTGCTGTTGCTGGGGTTTTATTGCCTTATGCCTGTTTATCAGGTGGTTTATTGAATACCATATGAGGTGATATATGAAAAAGGTTGGCGGTTATACGTTGCCTGATAACGCTAAATTGGCGGGAATTGGTTTTAGCGGCTGTTATTACTACAACAATGTAGGCGATATTTATTGCGTGCGTTTTGTCGATGGTGTACAGCATTTTCGCAGACTACCAGACATTGAATTGAGTAAACTTATCCGTGAGGTGTCATTACATGCGGTTTAAACATTACAGAGAATGGATGATTCCAGAATCAGCAACAAAGGCAGCGCCCGGAATATTTTCGGGCGTTTATTTTTATATGGAAGGTAAATGGTATTTCGGCAGCAGGCCGGATCACTATTATCAAGAAGTGTGCAAATCTCACACATGGGACATTAATGAGCGCGTGCAAGGCGGTGTAATAGACGAGGTTTAAAATGGTTAAGAGCTTTTTTAACTGGTTGGGGGCGTGGCTTTTGGCTACGCTTTTTGTTTTCCTGGCGGCCCTGACTGCTATCGGTGTTATCATGCTGGGGGCTATGTTTATTACGTGGTCGCTGCCTGAATTTAACGACATTGGGAATATTCTTTTTGCAGCCCGCGCTTTATTGGCTGTTAGCGCATTCATTGGTTTTTGCTGGACTGTAGCGCCTGATTGGGGTGATGAATGGTGATCCTATGGCTTTGTTCAATATGTCAGAACTGCAATTTAATGCCGTAAAAGCTGCCGCCCGCGCTGCGCTTTCTGCCTGCAAAGCGGAGGTAGAAAGAAACGGCTACAGCGATAAAGCTACGCGGATGATATTAGAAAAGCATTATCGCAAGGTTGCCCCATTAATCAGTATTGAGCGCTTTGTGTGGTTGGTGGGGTATTTAAACAACCGTTGGGGGACGGAACAAGATTATTTCTAAGGGGGCGTAATGAAAAATGATTTTGGAGGCAGCCACACTCCTAAGGAAATTAAAGATCTATGGCAGACGCCTAAACCAGTTTTCAGGGGAATGGATCGTGAATTTGAATTTGTCGCTGACGTTGCGGCAAACAAGGAAAATGCGCTAGTTCCTCGGTATATAACAGAAGAAATGGACACGCTGCATTATCCGTGGGGAGCGGTGGCAATGCCTGGTGAGTATGTCTGGATGAATCCGCCATATTCGAATCCGGGGCCATTCGTTGATAAAGCAGCGATTGAACACAGCCGAAATCACATAGGTTGCGTAATGTTATTGCCCGCTGACGTTTCTGTTAGCTGGTTTATGAACGGCATTGAGACGGCAAACGAATGCCGATTAATCACGCGCGGGCGGCTGGCGTTTATCAATGCTGCGACTGGTAAGCCAGTAAGCGGAAACAACAAAGGCAGTTTGTTTTTGATCTGGCATCCACGGTGCAGACATGAATGTATTTTTACACACATAACACGCAAAGAGCTATACGCAAGAGGTGCAGATAATGACTAGTGCGGCAGATTTATTGCGACTTGCAGAGGAAACAATTGAGCAAAGGGGGAAACAAAACGGCTACGACAGAAAAGAGGAAAAATCAGCGCCAAAAATAGCCACTATTTACAACGCTAAAAAGGGGGCGAATTTAACACCACTTGATGTATGGGATCTGTTGATTTGTCTCAAGGAGGCGCGATTAGAGGCAATTTTAGTTAATGGCGGGAATCCGGTTGATACACTGGTTGATTTAATTAGCTACAGCGCACTAAAAGCGGAGCAAATATTAAATGATCTGGAGAATGAACAAAATAAAAATCAGTTCACTGCCGCCAATATTAATGATGGAATAATAAATGACGCAGCAATAACAAGCTGTAAGGGATTGCCACCTTCAATGCTTAACCCTCAATGCGGTTGTATTTCAACTCGGCTTGATTTGAGTTTTGACAGATCTGAAGCTATTCGCGATAAGAGGTATAACCCAAATGAAAAAGGTGACAATTGACAGGTTACTGGCCTGCGTTTATGTCGCCGTTTTCGTAATCATCAACCTAATTGTTAACCATTGCGGCCCGTGGGTAATTCCGATCACCACGGTAGCCGCTGTGTGTGTCAATATGATGATCCGTGACTTCCTGTTATATGACGGCGGCCTGAAATGGTCGGCTACAACATGCGCCGCCGCTGGCGCAATCACGGTGCTGATAAATTACGATGCTGGAATGGTGGCGATTGCGTCATTCGTTGCGGTTGTTTCCGGTGCGCTTATTTCTGGCGGCGTTTACCGGGTTTTACCTGGTGATTTCGATTCGAAACGATGGCCTGCAAATATAGCTTCAGCCATCGGTGATGCGTTGATTTTCCCTACGCTATCGTTCATGGCATTTATGCCTGAAATATCAGCTATGCAGTTCATCTCAAAAATGGCAGCGGTAACGGTGATCACTATCATCATGCGCCGCTATTTCACGTTTGAGGGAAGAAAATGAATTGGGAAGATTATTTTATATACAATCCAGACACGGGTAAATTGTACTGGAAATGTAGAAATGATATAGATGAATCAAGGCGTAAACAATGGAATGCGTGCAACGCTGGTCATGAAGTTGGATATATTGGCGGTAGCGGTGGTTATCTTAACACAGCGCTTACCGTAGGCGGGAAGCGTTATAATTTAAAAGTTCACAGAATATGTTATGAGATGTACTATGGCCCAATACCTGAAGGTAAGGAGGTTGATCATATAAATCACATTAAAACAGACAATCGAGCCGTCAATCTTGAATTAAAAGACCATAAAGATAATATGCGCAATATGTCTTTGATGGTAAACAATACCAGTGGATGCGCTGGTATCCATAAAAATAAACATGGTAAATGGGTTGTTAGAATAGGCGGAGGCAAAAGAGGCGAGAGGGTTTATATAGGGTGTTTTTCTGATATTAATGACGCAATAAAAGCACGACGCGACGCTGAAAAAGAGTATGGCTATCATGAAAACCACGGCAAATAGAACAACCCGCCAGCCGCCGCGCGGCTTTGCCAGTGCTGTATTCCTTGCTAACGACCGGGCCATCACGCGTACTACGCTCAACCGCGTTTTACCGGACTAAAGTTTACAAAATGGCGTCATTGCGTGATGTGGATCACATAATGGCGATTTTCACCTTGTTCTGACGTATCCATTTTGTATACTTCAAACAAGAAAAATGCTCTTTAAAAATCCGGTAGCGCTGAAATGCGTAGAAATCACCTGAAAAGGAGAGAGCATTATGCCTTTTGATAATTACCAATGGCATGACGACTATGAACGAGAGAGCGTCATGCGTGCAATGTGCAATGTATGCAGCACGAAGAAAGGAGGCTGTAACGAGTGCAACGAATGCTTAGAACATTGGCTAAGGGCCGGACACGCCGAAAGGCTGAACGAAACAGAGAATCAAAAATAATCGGGGTGGTTTTTATGCAAAACCCTAAAAAACCCATAAGACGCCGTTGCAAATGCTGCGGCGTTTTTTTTGAACCTAAATATCACAATCAAACGTGGTGCAGCGATGAATGTCTGGAAGAACTGAAGTTTGATCAGCTATGCCGCGAACGTGAAAAGGCTATGAAGGCTATGGAGCGGAAGAAACGCCGTGACAGCCAGCGTGAGGAACGCAACAGGAAGCGGAAACAGTTAAATCCGCGCAGCTACTGGATTAAACAGGCGCAGGCCGTATTTAATGCCTATATCCGCGAACGTGACGCGCTATTGCCGTGCATATCCTGCGGGACTTATTACGGTGAGCAATGTTCATGGGATGCGGGACATTACAGGACGGTAGCCGCTGCCGGACACCTTCGCTTTAACGAGGATAATTGCCACAAACAATGCAGGCACTGCAACCAGACATTAGACGGCAACATCGGAGGGTATCGCCCAGCACTGATTCGAAAAATTGGCCTCGCCAGGGTGGTGGCGCTGGAGAACAACAACGAAACTCACAAATGGACGATAGAAGAATGTAAGGAAATCATAAAAGTCTATCAGGCGAAATTAGACGCCTTAAGGAGAAAGGCAGCATGAATGAATATTCTTTTAGCCTGCCTTACCCGCCATCGAATAATCGCTATTACCGACATTCACGCGGTTTTCACTATATCAGCAAAGTGGGGAAGGAATACAGGGAACAAGTAAGAGACATCATCGAGCTATTAAATTTAAACATCAACCTATCTTGCCGACTGGCAATTACCATTCATGCCGCGCCGCCGGATAACCGAACCAGAGATCTGGATAATATCCCTAAATGCCTTTTTGATAGTCTTACTTATGCAGAGTTCTGGAAGGATGACGGACAAATCGACGCAATAAAAATTGTTCGCTGCCGGAAGGTAAAAGGCGGACGCTTGTTTATTAAGGTACGCGAACGCGGCGACCTGTTACCGGATATTGGTGAATACGAAACTAATATGTGGGGTGAGCAATGAAAAACGAAGTTAAAGATCTGCAAATAGATATTCAGCGCGATGAGCATGATTTAGCTACAGTCCGACAAATACAGGCTTTTCACATGAGAGAACTGCTTGCGCTGAAAGAGCTTGAAAGAAAGTTGGTCCAGTCAATATCTGATCGCAAAAGACTGGTTGCGCGTTACAGGGGAAAATAATGAATCTGGAATCAATTCTTAAATTCCACTTCCCAAAATCACCGCGTTTGTCAGATGAAAGCCGGGGCACGTCCCCGGATGCGCTTAATACCACGGACGCACTAACTGCCGCAGGTATGGCGCAATCGCGCGTAGAGCTTGGTTATAGCGCTTTTTTGGGGAAGATGGAACTATCACAAGCCGAAAAACATAAGGCCGTAGTTTTGCTTACAGAGCGTTTAAGGGCTATGGCAAAAGATTATGAATACGTCATGGAACTGGACGAGGCCAAACGCAATGATCTCATTATTCTTGTTGCCGTTTTCGCGTTTCGGGATTATTGCCAGAGTGCAGCGACCGAAAAAGTTTGCCCGGAATGCGGCGGATATAAATTTACGTTTGACGAATACGGAGAAAAACACCTTTGCAAAAAATGCAAGGGGCATGGGAAAGTTCTTAATCATTGTAAACAATGCAAGGGCCGTGGCGAAGTGCCGGATAAAGCAGCCAGCGAAGCGGCGGAAATGCCAGTATTCAAAACGTGTCAGCATTGCGGCGGGCGCGGGTACTCGCGTTTCCCTGTAGATCTCGTTCGGCAGGCTGTCAATCAGCTTGTCTTTCCGGTAAGCCGATCAACATGGTGGAAGAAATACCGCGCTTTCTATGAAGACGCCATTGCTGAATTGTTCAAAGAAGAGGTGCGGGCAGATAACGAAATTAAACGAGTTACGCGGGGTGAATGATGGATAAGCTGGAAATAAACGATCAGTTTGCTGTTATCTTGTTCGAAGATAAAACAGGCGGTGCATGGTGTAAGAAGGTCACTGGTGCGGAAGCGCGATTAATATTGGGTATGGCAAGCGCGTTAAACGAAGGCGAATTGCCAGCCGTACCAATTGAGCCAGTTCATATTTACGGACGGAGCAAAGACAATGAAGCCTAAATTAAAGGAACATCTATTTGCAAAGCTGGTCAATGACCTGACGTTATCAGCGCGGTTATGTCGTGATACGCAACAATTGAGGGCGTGGATAGCAAGAGATTTAAAAAAATATATTGAGCCTGGCGGGCCAGGTGGCGAAATCACAATGGACGAGGCCATTAAACGCCGTTCGGCTGAATGGTCAGTTAGTAACACTGGTTTAACCGGATACATTGAAGGCTATAACGACTGTTTACAGGATCATAGCGATGGCAAGTAAAGACCTACATTTGAACCTGAAAGGGGAATATTTCCACGCCATATTGACCGGAAAGAAGGTGGAGGAATACCGGCTTTATAATGACTATTGGCGTAAACGTCTGGAAGGGCGGGAATATGAGCGCCTGATTATTAAATGGGGATACCCTGCCAACCACGAAAAACACAGGATTATTAACCTTCCTTATTTTGGGTACGAAGTAAAAACTATCACACATCCATTATTCGGCCCTGATCCTGTTAAGGTATTCGCAATTAAATGTAACAGAAATTGGATGTTGAGAGGTTAGAAATGAAAAGTAACCGTAAACGCCTTGTAAGGGCATACGATAAAGCATTAAAGGCTTTTGATGATCTGCGACGCAATAAGCGCCAGCGCCGAAAATGGGCGCGTATGCTTGTAAGGGAGTGGCATAGCGAGGACTATTTCCTTGATGCCAGGCACATGACGCAGGATGTAGCGGACGCATTAGCTGATGAGAACGTTTATTATATGATGTGGTGATAATATGCAAATAATCATTGATTATCTTTGCCATGCTGCAAATACAGTTTTTGGCATGTATCAACAACCATTCCTGAAGGAATGGGATGATATGCTAAACGACATCCTCGACAAAGGATTAATAATGGAGGTTGACGAGCTTACAATCAAATTTAATTATGATGGTGAAATTTATCTAATTTGGGTCGGGAATAGATGGTATTCATACGGTCATATTTATTCAATTGGTGGTAAGTTCATTAAAAGAAACCAGGAGTTCAGACCGCGCTTCCGCACAATGCGCCGCCTGCATGATCTGCATATGAAGTTATTCGAAGATCAGGAAGCACGGGAATTATTCAAAATTTACGGGGATAAATCATGGAGCTAAAAATCTGGCAGGCTATCGACGTAGTTGATAATGAATTGTCTATGTTCGCCACTAACGGGAAACGCGTTGTGATCGCTACATGGACACGTAACCATGATGATATTGCTTTTCGTCGCGCTGCGGCGGAATTGCTTTTCTCTGATGGCGGCTACACGATGAATATCGCACAGCTTGCCAGAATGAAAGATGAAATACTGGTGGACAGCTACACAACTGCATAACGGGGTGAATATGCGTATCTATGAGCACAAGCGGGATAAAACCCGCTTTTTTGTTCGTGCTGGCGTGGCGTACTGGTATCACGAATGCGGATACATTGAGGCGCTTGCTTACGACCTTGATTTTGAGCAGGAAAAGGAATGGTTCGATTTTAAAATTTACCGGAAGCGCAAACCAACTCGCGACGAGCGACACGCTATCCGTGACTTTTTAATCAGTATTGAGCGCTGGGGGACAGAAGAGTGAAAGTAAAATTCTTGCACGATCACGGTTATCCGTCGCTGAAACAGGTTGTTGGTAAGGTTGTTAACGTAGTTCATAGCGATGATGTTACTTGCATGATTAACGGTGCTGACCTAATTGCCGCTGGCGCTGATGATCATTACATAAATCCGGCATGGTCGTATACGTTCAGCCTGAGTGACTTCGTTGGCGACAAGGGGCGCGGGCTGGAAGTAGTCGAGGGTTAATATCATGGACGTTTACGAAGATCTATACCTTCAGACGAATACCCACACTTTTTATTTTCTGAAAAACGGCGTCGTATATCGCAGTGACGACGGGGTAATAATGAAAGAATGGTTATTTAAGCGTAAAGACCTACTCGACGATCTGGTTTTTGCCGGGATATTTCGTAAACGTCCGGCTAACCTGGAAGAAGAAATGTTGATAGAGGTATATCAAAATGAAAATCAGGGTAAGTTATTTCCGGGCTAAAGATAAGGCAACAGGAAAGCAGATGGCGATCCTGGTTAACGAGGCCAATTATATGTTTGTACTTCAGCCGTGGTGCATAGCTGACTATAACGATGATTATCGTCGTCACGGTGCGCGGGGTGCTGTAGGCATGAAAGGATGGCAACCGCGCGACATGGAAAACTATTGTGAATGGAAATTGATAGCAAAATATACGGTCGATTATAAAGGGGTTTTCTGATAGTGGTGAGGTGGTGTTATGCAGGTTAAATGTGTCGAATCAAATAGCGGCGTTTTTGTAGTCGATAAGATTTATCACGTCTATCAGGTTTTGGGCGTTGACTGCGATGAAAGAGATCAAGTGTTAATTGATGAAGATGGCGACCCGTGGAAATTCCTATATCGCTACGCCAGCGGCGGCGATGTTATTGGTATTCGCCTTCGTGCAAAATTTGAACTATGTTAAGGTTTAATCATGAAAAGCGATAAATTCATTGCGTGCTGTTTTGTTGAAGTGCCTAAAGGTGATGTTTTCTGCAATTATGAATTTAAAGACAGTTTAGGCCGATCTCATGTTGTAGTTGGTAAGCGCGGAGACTGGTTATACATCACTGATGGTGACAGGATCTTCACCAAAAACCAGTTATTAAGAATAAAGGCAGAAAATAATGAAATACCTGTTGGCAATATGGGGATTATGAACTACCACGCTGGTTTATCGTTAAAACACGATGCGGTGAATAAAGCGCGTAGCTTGCCTGGTGCTGAATTTTAATTTCTTACGAAGGAGAATAACAAATGTCTAAATTTATCAGCGTTAAGGTTTTCCGTGGCACTTTTCCAGAAGATGAGAAAAATGGACAATTCGCAGGACAGCCTGGCGCATGTTTCCGTGTAGCCACTGATGACGAAGCTAACGTCAAGTGCTTCCATGTATCTGAACCTCCTTTTGACGTGAAACATCTTGACGATGCAAATCACGTTAAACATTTTGTTTTCGCATCTGTGGTGCTAAATCCTTGCCCTGATGCTGAAGTGGAATTACTTGGGGCTGAACTGGTTGCGGAATATAAAATGACTGAAGGAGAAGAGGGGGGAATTGAAATTGAGCGCATCAAATAAGCTGTATAAAGTCAGGTGTAAAGGAGAATACCCAGGCTTTACGATTGGTTGCGAATACCTGGGCCACATTGGGTACGGACCTTTCGGTGAGTTGGGGATGAATACAATGGACGACGACGGCGACAGCCGGACGCTTGATCTTGATTCTGATGATTTCGAATACATCCCGCCAGTAACTTACCGTGCCGTTGATGATTTCCTGGCTGAACATGAAGACGAGGACGATGATGATTGAATGCCTTATTGCTGTTATTGTTTTGCTTTATATCGCTGGCGCGATCCTGATGTCATGTTTTATTAAGTATAGCGGCGCTGAACCTGGTGGCCTCGAGATTCCTTTATGGCCTGCAGTGATGTTTCTCGCTTTCTTCGATGCTACGGTGGAGCAAATCAGGCGAGCTATTAAGGAGCGCAAGAAATGATCGAAGATGGTGTATACGCCGCAACAGTAGTAGACGGGTTGTTTTACCGCGTAGAAGGTGATGATATTCGCATTCGCGTTGGCGGTGGTGAGTGGGTATCGCCAATCATTAAGACGACACGAGAAACAATTAAAATATTTCTTGATGCTGGTGAACTGGCGAGGGTTAGCGACCTATGAACGAGATCGAAGATGGTATCTATTTGCACATGTTATTTAGCATCGCCTATTTGGTTAAAGGTGATAAGGTAATGACACAAAGCGCGGGCAATAAATATTGGGAATCAAGCGGCATGGATCGCGAACATATGCAAACATTGCTTGATAATGGCCTGATATACAGAAAGCAGTAAATCCGTATTTGTAGGGCGTAAACAAACAGATTAAAATATTTCCTAACAATGCGAAATTGTAATTACCCGGCCCAGCGCCGGGTTTTTGCTTTGTTGGAGGTAAATCTATGTTCGACAGAATACGGGAGGCGTGTGCGTATGTGACTGGTGCAGTAACCGCTTTTTTCGGTGCTATAACCATCAATGACGTTGCAGTGTTCGTTGGTATCTTATCAACCATTGGCACATTTGCCGTTAATTATTACTTCAAATCACAGGAGAACAAGCGAGCGCAAGAGGAACACGACGCGCGAATGGGGAATAAGTAAAATGATTAGCCAATCGCTGAAAAACAAGATTGTTGCGGCGGCGGCTGGTGGGGCGATCGCTATTGCGGCGGTGATGGTAAAAGATCTTGAGGGTGTGGAGTACAAGGCATACAGAGATGTCATCGGTGTTTACACGATATGTTATGGACACGTCGGGAAAGACATCATGCTTGGTAAGACTTACACGCAATCAGAATGCGATGCTTTGTTAAATAAAGATCTGCACAAGACCGCAAAAGCGATTGACCCATATATCAAAGTCGAAATATCAGATTTTACCCGCGCAGCACTTTATTCATTCGCCTATAACGTAGGCGCTACCAATTTCAAAACATCAACCTTATTGAAGCTACTCAATGACGGCAAGAAATCAGAGGCGTGCGCACAGCTTAAACGCTGGGTATACGCTGGCGGTAAGAAGTGGCAAGGCCTGGTAAACCGCCGCGAGGTTGAATATGCCGTTTGCGAATGGGGTGAAACATGGACAAGGTGAAGACGTTAATCATCGCCGTTGTTGTTTGCATTATTGCCAGCCTTACAGCCGTAACGTGTTATTACCAGGGTGAGGCAGCAAGGTTACAGGAAGAAGTCACGGTAACGAAAGGCGCACTGAAAACGGCAAGTAACACTATTCAGCAGATGAAGGAGCGAAACGCCGAACTGTCAAAACTTGATAAGAGGTATCACGATGAGATTAAAGCTATCAGATCTGACATTGCCGATCTGCGCACTGGCATTGATAACGGCACTATCAGGCTGCGCGTCAACGCAATACCCGTGCGAGTGTCCGACCCCGCCGGAACCGCCAGCGCCATTGATGGAGCCGCCTGTAGACTCACTCCCGACGCTGAATCGGCTTATCTATCCCTCAGAGAACAACTAAAAGAGAAAGATGCGAAGATAACCGCGCTTCATGGCTACATCAAAACGCAGTGCTTACGCAAAGAATAACAGCGCGTGGACGTGTCGCCGTTTCCGCCAGCCAGCCATAACCGGGCCAATCCTTCCCGCGAGCGGCGGCGGAAATTCAAAAACACGTAATACCGGATCAACAGTCCCATTAACAGGTCAGGCGCCACCTGGGTAGAAGAAAGCGCCATTTACTCACCTGCCACGCGTAGGACGAGCGCCCGGATCTGTTTATCAGAGATGTTAAGCAGGTCCAGTTTTATAAAATTCTGCAAACGGTACTCACTAAGCGCCGTTTTCAGTGTTTTATGTCATTCCTGCCGCTGTATAAACAGGAAGTAAAAGCAAACCAGACAGGAGATTATTCTGATGGCTAAGGCTAAAGGCATTAAGTTGCCTCAATTCAAAGTCCCGCTCTTTGAGCATACAACCGTTTTCTTTTGCCCGACCCGCGAGATGTTCTATGAATTTTGCGAAAAGGCAGGGATCCCAATCGAACCTGATTTCGAACTGGCAGGGGGATTAACACTTACTTGCACTGGCGAGAAAGGCGGTAACTTCTATGTGATCGCAGTATTCGACAATGAGTTAGGAACGCTGGTACATGAAGCGGCGCATACCACATTCCATGTTTTAAGCGATGTAGGCGTCGTTGCAACTACAGATCCAAGCCATCCGGCAAACGAGACTTATGCTTACATGGTGGGCCGTATCTTTGATGCATTTTTCCCCATCCTGGCAGAATCAAATGAAGCACAGGTTGCAGCAATGCAGGCCGCTGAAGTCGTAGAGAAGGCATTAGAACAGGCAGAAAAGGCGACTGATGCAGCAGAACAGGCAGTGGAACAGGCAGAGCAGCCGAAAGAAGAGAAAAAACCAGCTAAGAAAGGCAAACGTAAGCCTAAAGCAAAAGAAGCGCTTGTACCGCGTGTTATGAGCTTTAAACGGGGGTGATTATGGTTACTTTCCTGTTAGGTTTATTTATCGGAATGGCTGCCGCTGTAATATTACTGGTCGGTGAATAATGTTATGGACGATTATATCATCGCCGGATTAATCGGTATTTCTGTATTTCTTGTTGGTTCTATCATAGTTGCATTGATAAACGCATATATCAAGCATTGGGTGGGGTTGAAAGATGATTGATCCGCTCATTATCCTTTCTGCCTGCGTCGCTGTATGGCTGGCGATCATGATATTCATTGAAAGCTGAAGGTATTCACCATGAATATTTACGATCTAATATGGTGGTCAGTGGTCGCCGTCATTATCTATTTCTGGTGGAAGAATGTTGTATAGGTGAAGCATGAACGCATACGAAATGCTATTGCTGGTGGCTGTAGTTGTAGTCATTGCTGTTGATTTTTATAGAGGGTTTAAAAGATGAGAGAAGCAGACTTCTTTTGCATAATTATAGTGATCGTCATCGTTGCGGTGCTTTTAAGCGTTAACTGAATCGCAGGGGGTTGAAAATGAAATGGCTTGATTTCTTTTTCCTGGTTGTTGCGATTGTTTTTACCATGACCGCGCTGACTCAATAGGTGAATATATGGAAACTATCGAAGCCGTATTATTCGTATGTATCGCGGCGGTTGTTATTGTGGGGTTTATTATCAATGTCTGACGGTGATTTCTTAATCATGGCTATATGCACGTTGTTAGTCGTTATCGTTTTCTTCGCATAAAGGTAAACAATGAAAGAATTATTCGACTGGTTGGAAGTATTAACATACTGCGCAAGTTTTGTTGCTTGCGTATACATCATCAATAAATATTGAGAGGTGAAATATGGCCCGCACTAAAAAGGCAAAGGCTGACGATAAAAAGCCAGCAGCCAAAAAGGTGGGCCGTCCGCATGGTTATACCGAAGAAAAGGCATTAGAAATCTGTGAGCTGGTGGCGGACGGTCAGAGTATTAACAAAATTTCGAAGATGCCTGATATGCCTGCGCGTTCAACAATCCTTAAATGGTTCAGAGACGTGCCAGAGTTCTCGGACATGTACATGCGCGCGAAGGAGATCGGTTTTGAGGTATTGGCTGATGAGATTATCGACATAGCCGACGCAGCGGAGAACACCGATAAAGACCAATGCCGCCGCCATCAACTGATGATTGAAACGCGCAAGTGGTTACTGGCAAAACTGCAACCGCGTAAATATGGTGAGCGCGTCACGCAGGAGATCGTAGGTAACAGGGAAGAAGCACCCGTCCAGGTTGAAGTAACGAAAGAAGAGATCGCCCGCATCGTCCAGGAAGTAGAAGATGAGGTGTGATTATGTTGACAATCAAAGAACGAGTTATTCAGTCCAAATGTGAAAACGATGGCCTGTTTTTCAATCGCTACTTCTATAAGCAAGCGAACGGAACGAAGATGTTAATCTCAGGCCATCATTTAGCTATCCGTGATGCACTGCAACGCGTTATTAAAGGTGAGATAACCCGACTCATCATTAACATCCCTCCAGGGTACGGCAAAACCATGATCGCGACTATCAACATGATGGCGCGGTCCCTCGCAATAAATCCCCGCACAAGATTCCTTCACGTTTCCTATTCCAACAACCTGGCGCTACTCAATTCCTCGACTGTAAGAAACATGATCTGTACGCCTGAATATCAGGCAATGTGGCCCATGAAGATCCGCAACGATGCAAACTCCAAATCGATGTGGTGGACCGAATACGGTGGCGGCGTGTATGCGACGTCATCACTTGGTCAGGTGACTGGGTTCCGTGCGGGGTACATGGAATCAGGATTTAACGGCGCGTTAATCATCGACGACCCATTAAAACCCGCTGACGCTTACTCCGACGTGGTGAGAAAGCAGGTAAACACCAACTATAATGATACGCTTGCTTCACGTCTGGCAGTGCAAACGACGCCTGTTATCGTCATCATGCAGCGCATCCACTACGATGATTTGTCCGGCTACCTGCTACGCGGTGGGAGTGGTGAGAAGTGGTATCACCTTAACCTGCCAGTGAAGATTGACAACAGCATCGACTATTGGGATCTGTACCCGGAAAACGAGTTCGCCATCCCTATCGCTCACAACCTGCCAGACGGCTGGCTATGGCCTAAAAAGCACAATGACAACCACGAAGCAGGACTGAAGGCGCACAGAAGGTCATTCGAGGCCCAGTACATGCAGCGCCCGCGTAAATTCGACGAAGAGGGCGCATTGTGGACTGAAGCGATGATAACCGCCGCGCACCGGATGCAGATAACGCAGGAGAAAATACGCACTGTAATAGCTATTGACCCTGCGACAACATCATCTGATGAGTCGGACGAAACGGGGATCGTGGCGTGTTCCGCTTATGGTGGCGGTAAGAATGCTCAGTATTCTGTTGATGGCGACTACTCAGGCCGCATGTCTCCTAACGACTGGGCGCAAGCCTCAATGAACGCCTACAACATCCATGAAGCTGACGCGATAGTTATCGAAACAAACCAGGGCGGCGAAATGGCAGAGGCCACGCTACGCAATGCAGGATTTAAAGGCCGCATTGTTAAGGTGCACGCAAGTAAAGGTAAATTCGCCCGCGCCGAACCAATATCAGCACTATATGCACAGGGCAGAGTAGCCCACACTGGCAGCCTGTACACGCTGGAAAATCAAATGATGGAATATGTGCCAGCTACCGCCAAAAAATCCCCTGACCGTATGGATGCGATGGTGTGGGGTATCACTGAATTAAGCCAACCACAGGCTATGGGCCTCATGTTACCGAAGCGCCTGCGCGGATTTTAAAATCTGACTCACAATCCCCCACAAGTTTTTCTATTTTTCGCGTAGCAACGCGTAAACATGTATTCAGGAGTAAACATTATGCCATCAAATTTAGATTTGGCGGTTAACGCTGCCTTGTCACAACGTCAGGCGGCCTATGCCCGCTATGCCGCAGCCAACCCATTCACTATGGGGATAGATGCCAAACGTGATGCCGCGTGGAGTGAATACGGATTCAAAGAAGAGATCACGTATGACGACCTGTATAAGCTGTACAGACGCGGTGGTATTGCTCACGGTGCTATTGAGAAAATCATCACGACTTGCTGGCGCACCAGGCCAACGATGATCGAGGGAACAGAAGACGAGAAAGCGGAAACGGAAACACCCTGGGAAAGAGACATCAAGAAACAGTTTGATAACAGATTCTGGCGCATCATTGCTGAATGTGACCGCCGCCGCCTCATTGGTCGTTATGCTGGCCTGTTGATTCATGTCAGAGATAGCCAGCCGTGGGATCAGCCAGTGACAAAAGGCGTAGGCATTGCCAAATTTACCCCGGTATGGGCTGGCGCTCTTACGCCGAAGGAGTTCGAAGAAGACCCGAACAGTGAAAACTATGGCCTGCCTACATGGTGGGAATACAAGGAGCGCATAAACAGCAAGACTATTGCCAGAAAGATCCACCCTGACCGCATATTTATCTTTGGTGACTATTCTGATGATGCCATCGCCTTCCTTGAACCGTCCTATAACGCCTTTGTGTCACTTGAGAAAGTGGAAGGCGGTAGCGGTGAATCATTCCTGAAAAACGCTGCCCGCCAGTTAGCTATCTCGTTCGATAAAGAGATTGATTTCCGCTCCCTTGCTGCAACATACGGATGCGACGTCACAGAGCTACGCGAAAGATTCAATGAGGCTGCTGCTGAAATGAATAAGGGTAATGATGTGATGATGGCATTACAAGGGGCGACAGTAAGCCCGCTGGTGACTGCCGTATCTGACCCGTCGGCAACCTATGACGTCAACCTGCAAACCGCCGCCGCTGGTATTGATATTCCTACCCGCATCCTGGTTGGGAACCAGCAGGGGGAACGCGCATCAACCGAAGACCTGCGTTACTTCAACAGTCGCTGTATGACCCGCAGGGAGGAAATTGGCGGTGAGCTTGAGGATCTATTCCGCAAGATGGCAGATCTCCGCCTTATCAGTATGCCAATTGACGTATCAGTGATATGGGACGACCTGAACGCCATGACAAAAGCCGAACTACTGGAAGCGGCACACAAAATGGCGCAAATCAATCAGGCTTGTTTGGCTACTGGTGAAGAAATATTTAGCGGTGACGAGATCCGCGAGGCTGCCGGATACGATGGCCCTGCCAGTGTAGTGGAAATGGAAGAGGAAAACGATGATGAAGGTGAAGAAGATAATCAGGCGAATACCTCCAGCCGCGATAATGCCATCTAACACCGAAGACCCGACCATGACAGGTAAGTTACGGTCGGGCGCTATCAAGCGTTTTAAAGCCTGCCTGAAGAAAGTTGCGGATCCGTATATTGCCATACTGGACAGAATGCAATATAGCCTGGCTGTTAATAAAAAATACACCTTTCAGATCTACATTGACGAATTACATGACTTGCTGGAAGACGCCAGCGACATGATTGATGAGATATTCGAGTTAACAGACCCGGAAAACTTCTGGTTCTGGCAGGAATACGTGAAGGTGGCGTATCAGCGAGGCACTTCACAGGAATACGCCAACCTTGCTAACCAGTCAGTCACATACTCCAGGGCTTATCCTGAAGTGTCGGCGGTATTAACCAGCCAGACCTATCGCACGCGTCTTGCTCTGGTCCGTACCCGTGTATTTGAAGAGATGCGCGGACTGACAGCGCAGATCAAGAAGGATATGGCCCGTCGATTAACTGAAGGCATGGCCCGTGGCTTAAACCCACTTGAAATAGCGCGTACATTGCAGCAGGAAACGCAATTACCGCTATACAGGTGCAAACGTATTGCCCGTACTGAAATATGCACAGCGTTACGCACAGCGCGTATGGATGAGGCAGAAGCGGCGACGGAAGAGCTTAACTTGCGCACTATGCAAATGCACATTTCGGCATTGTCACCGACTACCAGGCTATCACACGCACAGCGACACGGGAAAACATACACCATAGAAGAGCAGCGCGAATGGTGGAGCAGATCCCCTAATTCAATTAACTGCAAATGCAGCACTATTACCGTATTAGTTGACGAAGACGGTAATATATTAAACAAACGAATATTAGATCGGGCGCAAGAAAACTATAAGGTTGCGCACGCTAAATATGGCGAAGATTGGGAGTAAAACCGTGAGTAAAGAATTGATTCAGGTTAATACCAAATTAACCGCTAATACCATCCGCCGGGAAACGTATAACGGGCGTGAGCATATTGTTGTTCCGTCTTATACGTTACCATTCAATATCGTTATGAACCGTGAATATTACCCGGAGGCTGAAATTATCGCTAATTATCAGTCACTGGAGGGCACACTCGCACCGCTGGGCCATCCTACCGTTGACGGTGAATTTGTTTCCGCATTTAGCCCTGAAGGACTAAATATTGGTTTTTGTGGTGCATGGAACAGGAATGTTGAATTGCGCGGGAACCGTGTTTATGTGGAAAAATGGGTGGATGTTGAAACCGCCAGCCATTCAGAACAGGGCCGCGAATTATTAAACCGACTGGAAGCGCTGGAAAAAGGCGAAAGCAAAGATCCGATCTGGTCATCCGTAGCCGTATATCGTCAGCGTATGCCAGCTACTGAAGAGATGAAAGCCCAGGGTGCTGACAGCGTTGTCAAAATCATGTCGATTGACCATGACGCCATCTTACTGCATGAACCGCCAGCCGCGTCACCAGAACAGGGCGTTGGCCTGATGGTTAACACTGACCAGGCGAAGCCTTTAATGGCGGTGGCAATGAAAGAAAACAGCTATCGCACGCTTGAAAGACAACTGACGGAAGCGGCGCGTGAATTACTTCCTGATGCCGATTATGTCTATGTTGTGGACTTCACAGATAAAGAAGTGACAATTGCAACAAATAAAAATTACGCGGAAAAATACAACTACCAAAAACAGGCTGATAAAATTATTCTCAATAATGGCGAGCTTGCAACCAATGAGGAAGGTAAATCGTGGTTCTCTCAGTTCGCTGAACACTTATCTAATCTTTTCTCCCTGAATGAAAAAATTAAGGCCAATAAATCGGAGGGTGAACCCATGCCTTTGACCAAAGAAGAACGCGCCGAACTGGTAAAAGAAATTAACGAAGGTTTAGCCGCTAATATCGCTAATGCAGTAGCAGAGGCATTAAAACCAGTACAGGCAAGCGTAGAAGAATTACAGACCAATCAGAAAGCGATTAAAGAAGAGATCGCAGCAAACGCAGATAAAGAAGTAGCAGAAAAACGCGCCGCAGTAGCAAGAGTACACGGCGAAATTGTTGCTAACGCATTAAGTGGCGAAGCGTTAGAAGCAATGTTTAAATCCCTGGGCAAAGCCGCGCCAATGGCAACCAATGCAGCAAGCGAAGGTAAAAAAGGCGAAGTACCAGACTTTAACACTTATTTCTAATTAAAAGGGGATCACAATGTTTCGTTTTCGTCGTGTAAATATTGATGGTAAGTCAATTACCGAAACCCGCCTTGCTGGTGCTGAATTAAAACCGGGTGAACTGGTTAAACTGGCTAGTGGTAAATTTGCTAAAGCCGCCCCAGCCGATGTAGGCGCAACTCAACTGTTTGTCGTTAACCCGGCATTCCATGAAGGTAAAACCATTGCTGATGCAATCGCAGCTAATGCTACGGCTGTTGCTGATTATGTAGAGCAGGGCCGTGAGTTTGCTCTTCGTGTTCCCGCTGCCACTTACACCAAAGGCGCGGCTATCGCTCTTTCTGCTACTGGCGTCAAGCTGTTTACCGCGCCGAGTGATGAGGGTACTGCGGACCCAATCATCGCATACTGCCAGGAAGACGTAACCCTGGAAGCGGAAGACTTCATTCGCGTTCGCGTCGCTTAATTTAAAAGGGGAAAAACATGTACTTTACTAAAGAAAACCTTGCTACCAACGCCCGTATGCAGGGCCATTGGAAAGAACTGTGGGCGCAACGCAACATCTTCAACGATCAGCATGACGCCATGATTGCAGCAAACAAGGCGAACATGACCGCTGAAATGATTGCCTGTAACGCCGTTGGCGGCTTTGCAAAAGAGTTCTGGAAAGAAATCGACAACCAGATTATCGAACTGAATACCGAAGAAATCGGTATTGAAATCGTCAACGACCTGATGGGTGTGCAAACCGTACTGCCTATCGGTAAAACGCTGAAAATGTACAGCGTATCCGGCGACATCAACGATGAAGTCGTAATGTCTATGGATGGTCAGGCGCCTCACGGCTATGATCACACCGAATACGGCAGCGATGGCGACCCGATCCCGATGTTCGCAGCGGGTTACGGTGTTAACTGGCGTTTAGCTCAGGGCTTAAATACTGTAGGTATTGACCTTGCCCTGGACAGCCAGCGCCTGAAACTGAAAAAATTCAACAAAGCACGCGTTAAATTCTACCTTGAAGGTAACGAAAACATCGTGGTTGATGGTCATAAAGCTATGGGTATTAAAAAACATAAAAACACCCAGCAACTGACTCTGACCGCTGACCTTACCACTGCAAAATTTGACGCACTGATCGACTTCTTCACCGTTGGTGAATTTGGTGTTCTGGCCCGCAATAACTTCGTTGCTAAATATGATGTGATGTGGGTATCACCTGAAATCATGGCTAACCTGGCACGTCCGCATATCGTTAACGGTGCTGTCGTTGGCAGTGTACTTAATACGGTTATGCCGTTCGCCCCTGTTGGTGAAATCCGTCAGACCTTTGCACTGAAAGGCAACGAAATCATTGCTTATCAGCGCCGCCGTGACGTCATCACCCCGCTGATCGGTATGACTACTGGTGTAGTTCCTGTTCCGCGCATGATGCCTACTGATAACTACAACTTCAAAATCATGTCTGCCGAAGGCTTACAAATCACCTGCGACATGCTGGGCCGTTCCGGTGTCGTTTACGGTCACAAATAATTTCGTGTTTCCTGTAACTCCCCGGCGCGATGCCGGGGATTTTTTTTGTATGTGGAGCAAACAAAATGGTCACTACAGAACAGGCGCGGGAATATCTTGAAAGCCAGGGTATTGACCTGCCAGACATTATCTTATCCTTGCTGGTGGAGCAGGCAAATAGCGTTAATGAATGCCTTGATGCCAACTATCCGGCCTCCACTGCAACATTGATCCAACTTTATCTTATCGGCCTGTTAGGACTCACCCAGGCTAACAAGTACGTTTCCTCGCAAACTGGTCCGAACGGTGCAGGCCAGTCATACCGCTATGTCGATTTTAATAAAAAATGGAAGGCAGCCTACTCGTTGCTTTACTCCCTTGATAAACATCACTGTACAGCCGAACTGATTCCACCAGATCCAGAAAACACCGCGCACGCTGGGCTTTGGATAGGTAAAAGCGGGAGGATGTAACAATGTGGAACGACCTGACATTACCGGATCCGCTATTGCCGAAACTGTTTACCCGCGTGTGGGTGAAGACTGACACCGGGCGACAGGTGGCGGCCTACCTCAATGATGCTGGCGAATGGGTAATTCTTTGCCCGCGCGTAGCGAAAACCCATCCGAAAATCGTTAAATGGAGCTATGGCTATGAGTAAGATCGCGAGATTCAGCTACAAGGCATTAGCCACCATTTACCCAGTAACGCGTGACGACTGGAATAATTCGAAGGTATACGGGCAACCTTACCTGATTGATTGCACCTGGACGTCTACGGAAGGTAAAGACGAAAACGAGCGCGGGAGTGAAACCGATGTTAGTTACGTCATATTTACCGAACTGCTTTACAACCTGCAACCAGTGGAGCGCCCCCAGAAAGGGTGGATGATTGCACTAGGTGACACCACGGCTTTTTCTGATCCGCTTGAAGCTGGCGCGAATGAGATCTCCGGCGTGGTTGAATGGGATATGAGCATGTTTAACGACACGCCTGATTATAAAATCATTACAGGTAACAGCGTGCACAGTAAATATTAAAGGGGTTTTCTATGCCTATTAAGGGTGTTAAACGCGTCAGGGAGCGATTGAAGCAGGAACTAAAGGAAATTACAGACAGAAAAACTCACGATGTATTATGGCGCGTAGGGATGCTGGCTGGTGGCTTCGCGGCGAACATGACCCCAGTTGATACGGGTTTTTTAATTAACAGCCAATTTCAGTATATAGGTAACACGGCGGAGGGTATGCAATTACGGCTTGGATATACGGCCCGTTACGCCGAATGGGTGCATGACATGCCGGGTAAATTAAAAGGTCAGCCGCGCGAACATTTCGGCAAAACCAGAGAAGGGGTTGAATTTGGCGGCGGTACTGGTAAGGGTGATTACTGGGATCCAAACGCGGAACCTGAATTTTTGCGCAAGGCATTCGAAGATCCAAACAACGCCGACGATATTTATAAAGAGATTGTGGAAGGTTACAAAACATGAAACGCAGCGAAGTATACGACGAAATAAGGGATTGGATTAAATCCCACGGGTACGATGAAGGTTATATTTTGCAGGCCCGTTTCTGGAATGAGCGATCCAATTCGAATAACAGCAGATACATTGTCATACAGCAAAACGGCGGCGCGGCTGGTGAGGAAGCAGTAACCCGTGACTACTTCCGCATCCTGGTTATTTCAGCGCGTAATGACGCAAATATCAGTGAAGTGGAAGATCTCGCCGACGCTATACGGCAAAGTATGATAACAGAGTATAAAACTGATAAAATTACACACATGAAGCCAGTTGGCGCTATTCCTGCTATGCAGACAAGAGAAGGGCGCTTTATTTTTACCGTAGCTTTTCAAACCATAATATCCAGATAAGAGGTAACAAACCATGTCTCAGACTTGCGAAAATGGCTCATTTACAGGCCGTGACGTTGCTGTATTCTTTGCTATCGCTTGCCCTAATGCGAAACCTGGTAAAGAAGCATATAAAGCGTTAGGCATGATGCGCGGCAAAACGCTTTCCGTAGAATGGGAAACCGCAGACGCCACCGCTGATAAATCCGCCGACTATACCAAAGAATCCCTGGTCACTTACAAATCTGTTTCTTTCTCCGGCGACGGCGTATCACGTAGTGATGCTCTACACAACCAGAAAGAACTAAAGCGGCATGTAATGTCACCGGGCACTGCTACCGGAAATCAGCCATACGTGTGGCTAAAAATCGTCACCCCCACCGATGTGACTGAGGGTCCATTCCTTTGCACATCTTTCGAAGAAGAAGCGCCGCATGATGATGTGACAACCTGGTCCATTGAGTGCGAAAGCGCGGGCCAGGTAACTGTAACCGATCCGACCGCCGAATAAATAATAAAGGGGCTAAATAGCCCCTTCCTTTTAGGGTGAATACTATGATCCATGTTCGTACAGGACAATTTGCGGCTGTGGTGAACGGTAAGCGCTATGAGTTTAACCCGTGTTTCGCTGCGATGGCTAAAATCGGTAATGACAGGGAGCTTGTGGAATGTTTCGCAACCATCCACGGTAGCAAATACCCTTCACGATTACCTACAGATCCAGACCTCCGCAATCGCATTATGGCGCGGTGTTATGGTGAGATAGTGCAAACGTCTATGTACATCCTGAAATGTTGCTCAGACGACGAAACAGGCCCGTTATTAGGCGAATGCTGGTTTACTTCTTCGGGTAAATTAAGGTTAAAGCCCGGAATAATGCCAGTTGATGATGTTATCACGCTGGCGCAACACTGCATGTACCACGGTTTAATTGGTGACGGCCCTGAAGAGGTCGCAAGCGATAGACGGGAAGGTGAATACAAACCAACGTTCGACATACTGGAGTTTGTTTATTCTGCCGTTGCTCACCTGGGGTTATCAGAATCAGAAGCGTGGAATATGACAATGACCGGATATAGGGCCGCTGTGCGTGCTAAAACGCCGCCAGAAGCAAGAAACAAACAAAAACGACCAGATGTATTACTGGATAAAAAGGCTTATGACGATGGAATGAGGGAGGCTATGGAGATACTAAAAAGAATGGAAAATAGCGAGCAAGAAAAAGCCCGGGATTAGCCGGGCCTCTAAAATTCTGTGTTAGTTGAAATACGCATCAACTCTGTGGGCCACGTTTACACCATAAGACTCGCCATCATTAAACGCATTTAGTGACGCTTTATTATTTTTTGCCGCCTCTTTTAATCCATTGTACTTGCTATTAAGATCTTTCCATTCAGCGGTTTTTTCTAATACTGGCTTCATTGCGTAATGAATACAGCCAACGTTAAATGGCATTTCCAGATCACCATTACCGTCACCATGCTTTATATCGTACAACTGAGCATTATGCGCACATTCACGAAGTATGTATTTTGCAGACGGAGAGTGCTCAGCATTAGCATTAAGCGCAACCCCTGCAAGTACCGCCACGATTAAGATTTTTGCCAGACTTTTCATATTTCACCCCGCTTAGTTTTTGTTTTTCAGCGCTTTTAACATTTGCTCGATGAAGTCAGCATAGCGCTCATGTTCGTTGGGGTGGTAGTTTACGTTTTTCATTTTCTTATCCTCTTTTGCTTCCTCCGGTCAATCCGGTCTTTTAAATCCCTTTGCTCTATCCCTTTCCTTTATCTTCTTTATACAAAATGTACTCGTTGAAGTGAAGCCATTTTGTATAAAATAGAGACATAGATCACATTTTGTATGAGGTTAAATCATGTCAACAAATTTGGGTACAATTTACTACGAGGTTGACGCGAAAACGGGTCAGCTTCTGACTGTTCAACGCGATGTAGATCGCGCAACTGGCAAAATGGAAAAGGATTTGGAGCGCGTGGATAGTGCCGCTACTCAGGCAAGTAAGTCACTGTCAAAACTATCCTCGATTGCCAGCGCCCTGGGTGCTGCAATGGCAGCGAAAAAAATCATTGAGTATGCAAACGCCTGGCAGGAGGTGAATAACAGGCTAATCAATAGCGTTCGTGCTGGTGAATCGCTGGCAGACGTTAATCAGCGTGTATTTCAGATCGCGCAAAATTCACGAAGCGACCTTGATGCTACGGCAGATCTTTACGGTAAATTAGAGCGCTCGACGCGCGACGCTGGTTTATCGACGAAAGCACTTGGTGATATGGTTGAAACCATTAACAAAACATTCCGCATTTCTGGCGCTTCTGCCGCTGAAGCAGAAGGCGGGATCCGTCAGTTGGGTCAATCCCTCGCCAAAGGTGTTTTGAATGGCGATGAATTTAACTCCGTTACAGAAAACGCCACCAGGCTGTCAGAGGGTTTAGCTAAATCACTGGGCGTATCGTCGGCAGAAATGCGCAAGATGGCAGCAGAAGGGAAAATCACCCGTGAAGCTATCATTAAAGCCCTTAAGGAAATGAAAGCGGAAGTTGATGCTGAGTTTTCTAAACTCACCCCAACTATGCAGGAGGCTTTCACTGTTGCAGGCAACAACGCAGCTAAATTTTTCGGCAGCAATTCGTCAATTATGGGCGGGATTGGTGCTTTTAATTCGGCAGTTGTAACCCTGTCAGAAAACCTTAACGAAATAGCTACCGCATTTATTGGCCTTGCCACTGTGATGGGTGGCAGAGTGGTAAATAAATTCGTAGCTGCAACAGCAGAGGCATTAACTAACGCTCAGGCAACCAGGGCACAAACGGCAGCGGCACGGCAGGCCGCTCAGAGTGAATTGGCGCTAGCTAACGCTCAGGTGGTATCAGCACGGCAATCAGTAGCGGCGGCGGCGGCAAGGCTGAGAGAGGCGCAGGCTTATGCTGCGGCAAATGCCGGAACAAAATTCGAAGTTCAGACGCTGAAAGAGTTGGCTGTAGCCAAAGCACAGAACACAGCGGCATCAAACGCCCTTACTGCGGCAGAGCAGCGCCTTGCTGCGGCCCACACTGCGGCGGCGGCTAATGCAGGGCTACTAAAAACAGCATTTAGCGCTACTCTGGGCGCGATCGGCGGTATCCCTGGCGCGTTAATGCTTGCTGTTTACGGGTTGACAGCATATGTAGATCACGTAGATCAAACAGCAGAGGCAAACCGCAACCTTGCTGATTCAGTGGATGTTAGTACCGAATCACTGGAGCGAATGAGCAAGGCGGCTAAACTGGCTGGCGCAGATAAACTACAAATATCAATGGGTCAGTTAGAGGAAGACATTGACAGTCTTAACAAACAGATTGACCAGGACACGCAGGCGCTGGAACTGAATAAGCGGGCACTGGAGAACGCCGAGGAGGGATCACGCGCTTACGCCAACCTATCGAAAGCTAATCAGGAAATCACAGCCCGCCTGACCAGGGAAGAAGCACAGCGTGAAGATATTCTCGACCGCCTTAATCAAATGCAGCGCAAATATATTTTGCTTATGCAGGATACAGATCCGCTAATGAAGACCCTTGCCACTTCATTGGGGTTGGTGGCGGATGCATACGGAAGAATCACCACAGAAGCAGAACGCGCAGCAGCAGCAACGCAACACGCTTCAGCAGCGCTTAACGCAGATCAACAAGAACTAATAGATCTGGCAAACCGCCGCCTGGAACTGGCAAAACTCGACTCCAAAACAGCCAGCAGGGAAAAGGCGATTGATGGGTTTAAGCGTGAGGCTGAGAAAGCAAACCTGACCGGGGAAGCGTATGAAAAATACATGGCTACAATGACCAAAGCATACGACACCGAGCAGAAACGCGCCGAAGCTGAAAGAAAGGCCAATCAAGGGAAGAAAACTGGCGAAAGCGAGGAAAAAAAACGTCTAAAAGAGGCTGAACGCCTACGCAAAGAGCTTGAGAAACGGGGACAGAATGTTGCAGACAAATACAACGTCGAAGCAGCCGCGCAACGTAAACTAAAAGAGGATCAGAAAGCACTAAACGCAGCATTAGAAAGCGGCAAAATAAGCGCGGAACAATATAATAAGGCATGGAAGGAATTAATTGGAACCGAGGAGCAACGCAAGCGCCAGGCTGGCTGGGATAATCTGGTAAACAATGAGCTGCAACTACGCGGGCAGCTAGACCCAATTCAGCAGGCGATGAACGAATGGGCGGTTCGCAAACAAATGCTCACAGATTTAGGCGCTACAGAGCAATATATGAGGGAGCAAGAAAAAGCGCACGAGAGGGAAATGCTATCACTTCAGTGGGAGAGGTATAAGGCGCAGTCATTGACCAACCAACTGTTAGGTGATGCCGTTGATGCAATGAGCGGATCTGCAACTAACGCGCTTGTCGGCCTGATTAACGGTACTCAGAGCTGGCAACAGGCGCTTGCTAACATTGGCAATACGATTCTGTCATCCGTGATCGGTACGCTTGTTCAGATGGGCGCTGAATGGGTCAAGCAGCAATTAATAGGGGAGGCTGCCAGTGCCGCCGCAACAGCAAAGGCAATGGGCGAGGCGGTGGCGTTAAGTTCTGCATGGTCCACCCCGGCCTACCTAGCAAGCGTGGCAACAATGGGCGGCGCAGCGACGGCGGGATCAACAGCGATGGCCACCGGACTTGCTGGAGCAAAAGCGCTTGCTCTGGGTGGCGCTCGTTATAACGGCGGTGCGGTTAATGGTGGTAGCCTGTATCGCGTAGGGGAACACGGGATACCGGAGCTATTCCAGACGAGCAACGGGCGTCAGTATATGATTCCTGGTGAAAATGGCAGGGTCATTCCTGGCCGCGATCTTTTCAGCGGTGGCGGCATCAATATGCCTGTAAACATTAACGTTCAGACCACAAACGGGTTTAGCGATGAGGACAGTCGCAGGCTTGAACAAACGATGGAACGCGTAGCAATGAAAATGATGGCAAGGGAATCGCAACGACCGGGAGGAATGTTGCAACCGCGCCGCAAATAATAAAAACCCCGGTACAATTCCGGGGTTATTTCGTATTTATAACCGACCATTCCGCACGATATATCCTCTTCCGAAAATTACCTGCCAGATGTTCCAGATCTCCAGCCAGGTGAATTTATCGCCTTCCATATCCCACCTCACTTATGCGCCCCTTTTACCCCGCAGTGTCTGTTATATTCCAGATGGTCGATAATTAACCACGCCTTTAAATCTTCGCTGAATAACCGCCAATCGGGGTTGATGTCAAATTTATAACCGTAGCCATCGCGTAATTTTTTGGGGTTGGCCTCTTTTTTCAGGAAAGCATTTAATAAAGCCTTGCCCTTTTTGATGATCCGGTCCTGTGCGTTTTTTTGTGCTTTCAGATTTTTACCAATCGCTACCAATTTCATAACTCACCCCACAATCCATTAGTTGACCACTTTCAGGAAGAAATCACGGTATTCATCTTCTTTTGCATTCATCATGAATTGACCGTATTTGAATGCGTCATCAAAGCCTTTAACTATCGCCACTTCCACCTGTTCGAATGCGTTGTTCAGCATTACCACTACATAACGCTTCATGTTGGCCTCCTTTGTCGGTACTGCTTTTTCTTCTTGCTTACTATATACATCTTGTTACGTCCTGTGTGAAGCCATTTCGTAAACTGGGTATAATTCTTGTGATGAATTTCTCATTTTTCGCGTAGAAGCGCGTAAAGATGTACACAATATGTAACTTATAGGGGGAATCATGCCGGAAGTTTTCAGATGGACGCCGCAAAGAAGCTACAGCGTGACCAGGGAACCAAATGTGTCGGTCGTTAAACTTGGTGATGGTTATGAACAGCGCCAGGCGAAAGGGATTAACACGTTGCTTGATAAATACACCCTGGTTTTTAAAGGCAGTAGCGCAGGATGCGGTGATGGTAGAAACGTGGCGATCCAGGCAGAAGCATTCTTGAGGGCGCGCGGCGCTGTCGAGGCTTTTTACTGGTCGCCGTCTATGGATGGCGTGCAAAGGCTTTTTGTTTGCCGTAGCTGGAGTATGACAAAGGACGGGCCTGTATACACGCTAAACGCAACGTTTGAGCAAGTTGTTGGCTAATGGGGGTTGATATGTACGGGACTTGTGTAGTTGACAAAACTGACGCTTTTACATTGTTTGACGACTATGAAATCAACGACCTTACTGTAAAAGCTGACAACGGCGATATATGGTATCTTCACGACGTTGGTGATGGGTATGTGGGGTGTAGATCCTGGGAAGGGAAGGAGGTTTTATTTTTGGTTGATGGCGTATAAACAC